TTTTGATATTGCTTTGAAAGGTCTCCAATAATAATGCTCCGCTTTTACCCAACGGCTTCTACCTAAATCTAACCACACATCATTATCTTCTCCCCAGTACGCACCCCAGTATAATACTTCTGCTGCTGTTGTAAAGCTTCCCTGATAGTTGCCATGTGGTCTATCATGATAGTTAATACCATAACCTTCCCAGTATATTGACTTTGCGAACCCAATTCCTTCTGGTTGCGGTGTACCAACAGCGCCACCTTTCCCCAAGTAGTCTAATGGATTCACAGCATTACTCTTATTAATATTCCAGCCGCCTTTATGCATTTCAAAATGTAAGTGCTGACCATAAGCCTGTCCCGTTTCTCCCATAACCCCAATTGTTTGTCCTTGTGTAACAGAATCGCCTTCTTTAACTGTACGAGAACCACTTCGCATGTGAGCGTATACAGTTTCCCATGTAACTCCATTAATATTATGAACAATCATAATACATTCACCGTAACTAGATGAAAAATACGAACGACTAACTTTCCCACTAGCCGCTGCATAAATCGGATGATAGCCTGCTTCAGCAAGATCTACCCCATGATGATCTGGTCTGTCACCTCTAAAACCACTTGTTACTCTCGTTGTATTTGTTGGATAAATAAATGTTGCCATATGAATCTTCCTTTCTATTTTATATTGTCTATATTTATTATTTTTAGATATATTGTAGGTTTTCCAACCTTAAAACGAACAAAACAGAGAATTTCTCCATTGTTATCTACCATCAAAATATTATTCTTTTAACCATAAGTTAAATATTATTAAGATTACCAAAGACTCTTGAAAAACTATTATTTTATATGACTAATTCTTCTTTCCTACATTACAGTTTACGTATAAAAAACAACTCTTGGTAGAGTTGTTTTTTTATCGAATATCTACAATATCAAAGTGTTCCTCAGGTGCCCAACTATTCCCACCAATATCAATCCAGCCTTCTTTACGGAAGAATACTGTAAGGGGTTCTTTTGAAGTGATACGGCCTTTATATGAACCGTTAATTCCATCGTAAAAGTTTACTCCATATCCTTCTGGATATTTTGATATTGCTTTGAAAGGTCTCCAATAATAATGCTCCGCTTTTACCCAACGGCTTCTACCTAAATCTAACCACACATCATTATCTTCTCCCCAGTACGCACCCCAGTATAATACTTCTGCTGCTGTTGTAAAGTTTCCCTGATAGTTGCCATGTGGTCTATCATGATAGTTAATACCATAGCCTTCCCAGTATATTGACTTCGCGAACCCAATTCCTTCTGGTTGTGGAACACCGCCTGCATTAAAATCTACATATTGTTTAACAATTTCAGCGTAGAAAAAATTACCGCCATTTTTATATCGATAACCACCATTGTACGCAACTGCGATAGGATGACTATATTTAACCATAGCACCAGTTGTATTTCCAAGTGATGGCGCAACAACCGTCTTAGAATACAGATCTGCCACCGGTAATGAATGTTGTTTATTGTTAGAAGCTAACCAGCGAAGATAAGCTCGTCCAAAATTATATGATTGAACAATGGCACTTAAATCTGTAATACCATTTTTCTTTGCATCATCAAAAGCTCCTTTTAAATGCTTTACTCCGTAATACACTGAATCTTTAGGATTCTTGATTGTATTCATTGCCCATCCTTGTGATTCACTTGACTGCATAATATCCGGTGTTGTTTCAGAGTTCCCTCCACTTTCCACCATAATAATTCCAAGTACGTAAGGAACTAATTCCGAAACACCTTGTGCAGCACATTCACTTTCTACCATTGATTTCCAACGTAACACTTGTTGTGGCAGATTCTTTGTTTTAACTGAAGCAGCTAATATACTCATTACTAAACATCTCCTTATTTTCCTATTATTTTTGTCTAAAAAACTACTACCTCACTACATATGGTTATCAGCCAAATACCCATTAATCTATAAAATTACTTCATGTTGCTCACCTTCTTTCACAACAAAAAGAGCAACCATAAAAATAGTTGCTCTTTCGTCGAAATCTTATATTACTACTATAAATCACTTTTTCAATACTTTCTGTACACCGCATGTACCCTACAAAAAGGTAACATTAAAATCCATCTAAAAACTTGACAATTTTTCTTATTTCAGCGTGTTTGCGTCGAATATAGCCTGTACTATAATGCAATTCAAATGCTATTTGTTCTAAGGTCATTCCATCAACATATTTCATTTTAAGTATTTGATGATCCAGTCCTGCAAACTTATTCATCAAAAGCTTTAAATCAAATTCTTCATTCATCTTATGAGCTAATTCATATTCAATTGCTTCAATCCGGTCTTCTACCTTAGCCCCTTCCGACTCAGCGGTTAATCGTACATTTTGCAAGTCCCCACTAGTCCAGCGCTTTAATTCCGCTTTTGATTTGTCTAAGTTGTATTCTAAATAAGCGATTTTTTCTTCTAACTTCTTATAATCTTTGAGCCATTCAAACATCTGACGATTCACCTACTTCCTTTTTGTAAATTTAAATACTACTAATTTAATAAAACTTATATCCTTATTGGCTTTTTCAATCTTTGTTATTTGTAGAACATCTTTCATTTAATAAACACAACCATTTCCTACTATTTATAAATTCATTTTCTCTTTAGAATTCCAATACTGTAATTAACTCCTGAATAGATAATGAAAAACACCCTTCGAACAATCCTTGTAAGACATTAATAATCAAACAGAAATCACAAATTGTTAATACTTGCTCCAAACATTCACGAATATCTTCAAAGATGTTTAATATACATCAAACATTTTTGAAGAATATAATCATTTAATCTTAGCATTAAGATAATACATTTTTAAACACCAAAGTCGTCGACCATTTTATCTTTTCTTAAGACTTATATTTATTTAATACCTCTTTTAATCTCTCACGCTCTTCCTCAGTGTACTGCGCGGGTTTTCTTTCCACTTCTTGATTCGTGTGTTCGTCATCTTTATATAACCAATCTGGGACAAGCTCTTTTCTAGTCGAATAATTTCTACCTGATTCATTAAATTTCTTATTCTTACTCATTTTGAAACGTCTATCTAGCGCGGTCACATCAGCAAATGTTTTAACTTTTTGCTCCTTCCAATTACTCAATATAGCTTTAACGTAGTTCCATCTTGGTGCATTCTCATCAATAGCTTTATTAGTTGCATACTGAATTAACTCACTACTAAACAAATCACAAAAATCGCCTAACTCCGTAAATGCAATTTCACTTAACGGAATGCCTCTCTCTTTTAAAAAATTATAATTTTTTTTAAACTCTCTACCGAATAATATATGAGATTCTAATTTATCCTTATCATCATGATTAGTATTTTGTATTTTAGTATTTAGTTTATTGATATTTAGTAGTGTCGGATTTTCCTCATATGGCTTTCCTACATCTTGCTTTTCCACTTGTGGAATTCTCTTTTGTGGTGTTTCATAAATTTCCGTATCCCATCTTTTAATTTTTTTTGTATGTTCATCACGAACGGGATAACGCTTTACATACCCTAATTCTTTTAGTTCTTTAAAACCTGTACGTAATGAATCTTCTCCATCCTTTGCATGTTGAGCTAATTCACTAATATGAAAAGTCCAATCATCTGGTAGTGTAAGTGTATAAGCCAAAATTCCTTTTGCCTTCCATGACAACCTTTTATCTTTTAAACCAGTATTATTTATGACGGAATAATTACTATCTTTTTTCACTCGAATAATCCCCATACTAGTCACCTCATAAATTCTCAAAATCGATATTCAATGTTATACTTATTCAGAGATATTTTTTTATAGAATCCGCTGCAACGGATTCTTTTTTTATGTACTCATTTAAATCCATCATGCTATCCATATTTTTTCTCCTAAATCTTTCTTATTCCTCAAATTCAACATCAACTTGAATTTCGATATTCATAGAAATTTCTTGTGTTATACGAATAACATTTGGACTTATTCCTTTTTGGATAAGCTTTTTAATCTGCTGTTTTGCGGCATCTTTTGTTTTAAATTCACTGACAGTTGGTAGACCTACTAAATTGCCAGTAATCACTAAAATTTTCCGTTGCATGTTTCTTCCTCCTATTGAAATTCTGCCATATTTATTTGTGAGTTTTTAACTTTAATTTCTTCATTTAAAACTGTTGGAATTGAATATTCTTCATTAATTATTTGTATAGCTCTATCCAAATGATTACGTTTAATAGCTTTATAACTATTCACACCAAACTCTCGATGTAATTGACTATAAATATCGCTATACAGCTTTTTTCTAAGACTGTTATCCTGATAAGAATTCGAATTTTTACCCCCCAATAACAAAAAACCTAACCTTTTTACAGCCTTTGTTATTTCGTCACATTCAATGGCGTATAGCGGAGCGTTTTCTCGTAACCCCTTCACTTCAGTCTTAATCTCTTGTATTTCTTGCGTATGTCCTTCTAAAGCTGCAAACGTTAACTTTAGGACTCCCATAGCATCCTTTGGTATTTTGTTCTGACTTTGTATATACCTCCTCATCCGTTTGAACTCTTCAATACATTTTATTTTCGTTTGCACAGCTTCTCTAGAGTTATACCCCATAGCAAGTAATACGAAAGCTTCTTCAGTTAAATTGTATTTAGACATGCGCTCACCCTGTGAATTGATATAAGTGGACTCGTAAGAATTTCCTTGCGCAAATTCTTCACCCGCATATACAATATTTTTACAATATCCTCCAAAACGTAGTAATGATCTTTCCCGAACGTTTTCGCAATTACCAAACTATCCGTTACTACCTCACCATTAACTTCAAATACTAGTTCACTATGTACTAATACTTCGGTTAAGTGATCCATTCTGATCTCCTCCTCATCTTTAATTTTCAATTACCTTCCTTACATTTACATACCCTTGCATCAAGTGTTATTATTTACCAGTTTTCTTGGGCATTAACCAATCCTCAACATTCAAATTATGTGATTTAATATAAAATATTTCCTTAACTCTCCAATAAAGCTTTGCTTAATAATTTCGTTATTGAGTTAAAAATTCAATATTTTATGTTCCAAAAAAGTAGGGTTTCTTTTCACACTACAATTCGGCTTGTTTTCTTCAAATTCAAAAAGATATTCTAAATTATGATCAGGAAAAAAGGTTTCCTTAATTTCAAGAGCCTCATCATAATAAAAACGAAATTTACCATTAATTTTGTCGCACACTGTTGCGTAGCGAAGATTCAGATGCGAAGAGATTTGGGTAATTACAATCCCTTTTCTCGCCATCTCTGCACGCAGATTCGGATAGATTAGCTCACCTCCTTAATTTTTATACGAAATTGCGTTTATTTCCACTTTAATATATACGCATTTCCGTACAAAGTCAATGATATAATAGGGAAATACACTCAATATCGTACAAAACACTATTTACTTATAAATTCAGCTAAGTTATGATAGTAACAAACATACTCAATATCGTATACATTTTATAAGAAGGATGGTGAAGTTTATGGAAAAAGCAAAGATTGTAACACGCTTAATAAAAGAAGCTGGATATAGCAAAAGAGCTTTCGCAGAAAAAATCGGGCTCCCTCCCACAACACTGCAATCAATGTTATCAAGAGGAATCGGTAAAGCATCTGTTGATAATGTAATAAAAGTTTGTAAGGGATTAGGGATCACTACTGATGATTTAGAGGTGCTCACAACTAAAGGGGATAATACAGTTAAAGAAGAAGTTTCTATTTATGAAACCATTCAAAACGACCAATCAAACATTATCCATATCCCAATCATTGGTTCTGTCGCAGCCGGTACACCTATATTCGCCGAAGAAAATATCGAGGGTTATTTACCAATGCTAAGTACATTTTTAAATAAGCGTAAAAAGTATTTTTATCTTACTGTAAAAGGCACTAGCATGAATCTCGAATTCCCTGATGGTTCTTATGTTCTGGTAGAAGAAACTCCTTATGTTGAGAATGGGCAAATTGCTGTTGTAAAAGTCAATGGTTATGATGCAACTGTGAAAAAAATCTCAAAATCTGGAAGCATCATTACTTTAATACCATTGAGTAATGATCCTATCCATGAACCACAGACTTACGACCTTTCAGCTGAAGATGTAAAAATCATTGGTCGCGTTGTACAAGCAGTAAAAAATTATTAAATTTTTAGCGCTAGCAATTTATTGAAAAAAGAACCGATTCTAATAAAGGTTTATTGAAATTACCATCCCTATTATTAAGATACTCTTATACTGAAGATTTTTAGTGGCTGTTTTGTGGTTTCTTTTCATTTTGCGCCACTTGAAGTTAACTTTATAAAAAAGAAAAAAGCCCTGATACCGTAGTATCAGGGCTTTTTTCTCTCTTAGTATAGAGACATATATTGATCGCGTTCCCATTGGTGAACTTGTGTGCGGAATATATCCTCTGAATTCATCAAGTTTTAAATTGCGCTAAAAACGTTGATTTATCAAGGTTTTATAAAAGTGATGTTTCATAGTGATGCATCACTTTTTTTATTTTTGTGGGTGAATTGTGGGTGGATTTGTGGGTGCGTACTCTATTGGTATTCGAACATTAATAATATAAAAAAGCCCCTTTATTTGAGGGCCTTTTTATATTATTATCTTAAAATTACTTAGACTAACATTAATGCTCTCAATACGGTTTAACTAACAATTAAATTCAACTTTCTGATTTACTTTTTAAAATCTCCCAATTAATTTTTCTTTTTAAAGAATCCATAAAATCCTCTTGTGTAACAAATAGCAATCCATAATTCGAATTTACCTTAATTATTTTTTCAAATAGATACTTTAAATACTCACATTCACCTATAGCTTTCCCAACCCCAACATATTCATTAGAAGAATTGGTGTTTTTTACTGGTAAACTATTTTTTTGAGCAAAAACTTGCTGTCCATATAAAAGTATTGCCATTTTGTAATAACAGTAGTCAAATGTTTCTGAGTTAAAGTTAAAATCAATCCTTTGGATATCCGTTTCTTCTGTTGTTTGTTGTTCATTTTCAGTAAAATCCAATACTACGTTAGCATTTGTTTTACTGAAATTTGACAAAGATACCTTTATATCGATACCTTTAAACCTAGTTACTAAGAATTTAATCAAAAAACCAGCGCAAGCATTATGCCCTAATTCTAAACTTTTTAATATCGCTTTAAGTATTAAATGAACATCCTTTTGAATAATTTTTCTTCTTACAATTTCAGCAACAACTTGTTGTATAGAGGGAATTGTATGCTTGTCATTATCTCGATTTTCTTCTTTGGTTACTATATATACAATGTTACATAAAAATTCAACATCTCCACTTTCAACTGCTCTTATAATCAGATTTTGATATACCTTTTCAATTTTTTCTTTCTCCATTTGATTTAAAGCTTTTAATAGAGGCGTAAACTTATGTATATCGTCTAATTTAAAGTTTGATGTTAAATGATATAATTCAATTCTATAGCATTGATGCAAAACATTATTATTAAACTTAGGATACAATAATTGGGTTAAAATTCTTAACGCCTCTTGTCCCTTTATCATTTTATTTTCATTAAATAAATCCACTATTAATTTGACTTGATTACTCAGAATTGTTTTATATAGCCTTTTATAAATTTCAATTTTTTCATCTGGAATATAAACATTTCCGGTTTTATCCAGCTCGAAAAAGTCTTGATTGTTAAATACTTTTAATGTTTCCTCAAGCTTCTTTAAATTTTCATCAAACATCGAGTTCATATTTTTTTCATTCATATATTTTAAAATTTGATATGTACTTTCAATATGAGCGTGAGCTCTTTCTTCCTGCTTTTCAATTAATCCAGACACTCGATTTTCTTCTAACCCATCCCAAATAGACATTAACTTTTTCAAATTCCTAATACCATCATTAGTCAAATCGATTGTGCCTTCAGAAAGTTTTGCTATATTAATATTTTGAAATGAATTTTTCAAAAGCATTGCTAATAGGTAAATAGACATTGCTACTTGCATATACCAAATCAAAAGTAGCCAACTATATGCTATCCCTAACGAATGAATTATCATTCCTAAACCAAATGTACATATAGAAATAACAATAAACATATTTAATTGTTTTTTTTCTGTCATACTTCCTATATTCGAAGGTGCTATTTGCTTACTTTCTCTATATGAAAAAGTATATATCGTAATTGTAACTGGTAATATAAATCTTAATACATCCGTTATATTCTTTCCTAGACCATATAAATTAGACGTGGCTTCATGATTAAACCATAAACTCGGAATATAAATACTTACCAAAAGAATTAAAGCTACAATCAGAAAAAAAACTAATAAACTATATTTCGCTACTGTTCTTGTTTTTAACAGTTTATGCTCATCCTCAAGTTTTTGAATGAATTGTTGATTCTCTATTTTTTTTAATTTTTCCTCCTCTAATTGTTGATTCGAATTTCGAATGGGTTCTTTAGGTGCTGATTTTAATTCTACATTCGCTTCCAAAACAAATATCACTCCCCAAAAAAATAACAGGCAAATTTCGCCTGTTATGAAGCTAACATCTCTTTAAAATACTCTTCCATAGTCTCTTTAGAAATTAATTCATTTCCTGACTGATCTGGATCTAAATTTTCTCTAGCCTTTAGCCAAGGCATTTCTTGATGAGTAAGCTCTTCTAAAAACTTACCATCATAACTACCATAAGCTTCCCATACAATATCTAGTGTTTTTTTAACTGCTGTATTGGCCAAGATACTTTCTGGCACTACAACTGGTGGTATTTCAAAGTATTTATGATTATTATACATCTCATAAAGCTTTGGACAAACTGGACCGTGCACCCAAGCACGAATATCTTCATCAAATAATTCCTGACCATTGTTCAATGCCAAATGCCAGCCTTGTGCATAATAAACTAATTTTTGTAATTTCAAATGCGTAATAGAGTACTCAGTGTTTGGTGTGCTTTTGCTTAAAAAATAATTTGCTACTTCAAATACATCGATATTTTTTATTCTTTGCGCTACAGCTGTCATCTTCTATCTCCCCCTTATTAGTTGGAGTTACCTCTACTTTTATTATATAAAAAATTCCAACAAAAAGCATTATATTCGTTGTAATATGACGTTATTTATTATAAAATACTATATTCGGGTAATTCTCGCTAATAATACTCAATATATTGTATAGTATTCATCATCTCATTTAACTGCGTATAATTTTAGATACAATTCAACTGTCCTTTATCCATTATTACTAAGAATGCTTTATTGCATACTATGTTTTTTTGATATTTAGTTTCCAATTTCAATAAAAATGAAACACAGCACTTCTTAAAAATTAAAAGTGATTCATTTCTTCATCTGTTCTTTCCTATTTAAAATATCCTGTTTAAAAAACAACCTATCTCGAACCATCTCTTTAATTGGCACTAACGTCCCCGACTTCACCAACTTATTTAAATTCTGCCTCGAGCATTCTAAAATCTCCAATGCCTCTGAAGTATTCACAATTTCATCATTTACGAATTTTATTAGTTCTTCCTTAGATTCAAAGTTATACATTTTTCTTCTCCTTTATATAGAGAGTAATTATATTTACTATCATTAGTACAAACGATATTATGCTAAATACTATTAAGACATAGCCCCATGTGTTTAGATTATCATAATCCAGTATTGCTAAGATAAATCCTAAAATCAAAATTACGGGAATATTCGTCCAAATAAACTTTTTCATCATATTATATGGAATGTGTTATAATCTTAGTTACAAGGGAGATTGCTCTCCCCTGTGGTGTTATTCGGAGTCGACTTCTTGGCGGGAGCGACTCTTTTCTTTTTCCTCTTTGATTTTGTAGTATGTAGTATGTATCTACGCTGTTTTTAACAACTGTTGATACTTGGGAAAAGAATGTTGCGACTGCTGTTAGCGTTCCTAAGATTATTAACCAATCCACTTTGTTCACCTCCTGTTCTTTATACTCTTATTATACACCATAAGTTGACTTAAGTCAACTTTACTTAAGAATATTTTTCCTGTAAATCTAATTTTATCTGTGATATGAACCATAAGTTTTCCGAAACGGCAAGCTTATGGTTCTTTTTGTTTGCGGTAAACTTATGCTTTCTGTAGCTTTGAAATAAATTCGTACCGATTATAAAAAAAGTTGATCGTTTTATCCCTTTGGGTTTACTTATCTATAGGGATATTTTTATTAATAAAAGAAACATGATATATAAACTGAATATAAAAACGTTTTAATCCTTTAAAAATATTCCATAATTTAGTATTGTTTAAATATGGGATATTTTGTTTACATGAAAGGGGTAACTATATGTTTTTACAAAAATATAAAGGTTTGATTATTGGGATAATTGGTGCTGTTATAGGGATATTATCTTTCTTTTATCTTAAAGATTTAGATTATATGTATAGATTGGGTCTTAGATTATTTTCTATAACATTAATAACTATAGGATGGATTATTGTCGAGAATTCGAACCATTTCTATAAAAAAAAGGATAATGGTAATGTATAGATGTTACTATTCCCAAATTTTTTTTGCGTTTTATTAATCAGAGAATCACATAGTAAGGTTAACATGTGTAATTTTAATCAACCATTTTTATAAAAACCAATCTTAAATCTACTGGAAAAGAATCTATTATAAAATCAACGTTTGTAGCATGTTTTTGATCAAACTTTATTACAAACAAACAGAATTCACGGCAAGTTTATGGGTTAATAATTAATCCACGGCAAAGTTATGCTTCCATTTTCTTTGAACAATTAGATAAATATCTTCTAAAACAAGTGAATTCCGGCAAGTTTATGCTTCCAATTGCGGCAAACTTATAGGTAAAGTGACATTATCCTATAAAGTAGCACAACCCTCTCATTTGAGAAGGGCTTTTTTATTACTTGTTTTTTCGTACGTTTACATTATTTCAATTTGTAGTAAAAGAATTTGGTATAATTAGCTTAATTTAAGGGAGGGAGATAGTTTGAAGGTTGTTCAATCTATATTTAGAGGGTTTCGTTTATTAAATAAAATCATAAATCCTATATTAAAGGCATTATCTAAAAGTAAATTCTAGCTACATAACAACAAAAAAGCCGACTCATAAAAAGAGTTGGCTTTCAAATTATTCATATGGTCGATATTTTTCTCTTAATTGCCCTAATTCTTCAGCCAGTCTTTCTACATCTTCACGAAAGTACAACGAAACCCTATCAACTACTTTAATGGGAACAAGTCGCCCTTGCTTTACAAGTACATGCAATCTTTGGGTTGTGACACCTAACAAATTTACGGTTTCATTCGCTGTTAAAACCACTTGATTAACTAACTTTTCTGTTTCTTCACGACTTATTTTATAGCCCATACTCATTTTTCGTCCCTGCCTTTTTTCCATAAAGAAATTAAATTAATAACAAGCGCTATAGCTAAAATTATTGTGGAAGCAATTCCTAAATAGTCACTTACTCCAGGATTCATATAGTTTGTTACTGTAACCACTAATATTAAAAATAATACTAATACCAAAGTGTTTCGATCTAACTTCATTTTTACATGGATTGGATTTTGTATAATTTTGTAATCATGTTATAATATTTTTAAGATTGGGGGGATTTCTTCCCTCGTTGTGTTACTTGCGTCTACTCTTGCGGGCTAGGCGTTTTTCTATTTCTTCTTCCTTTTTCTTCTCCTTTCTATCTTTCATATCGTTTAGGCTTGTCTTTGCTATTATGACTCCTACCACCATTTCCTGTTATGTAAGCTAGATTTTTAAGAAACTTTTCTGTTAAGTCCCAATCCATGTTTCTCACCTCCCTTACATATAGTATAATTATATTATATGTGTTTATTCAAATGAATAACTTATAGTTGCATAATTGCTATAAAATAAAAAAAACGACTCAATTAAGAGCCGGCAATTTCTTTAAATAATATAAATAAAGGGAGACTAGCATACAATGAATATAGGAATACATTTTCACGCTCCAGAAGATGAAAACTTTAATTTGTCCATATTAAAATTACTAGAACTTTTTAATTCTAACAATATCATTTGGCAAATAGATACTGCCGAAATATACCTAAAAGATTCCCATGGTAACTTTACATTTGAACAATTACTCGGCGACGAACGTTTCATAACTGAAAATAAGTTAAAACAAACCTTAATAAACAAAGAATACTTTTTAGTCTTCTTAACAATGTGTGCTTTTCCTGATATGAAAAAGAACAGCCCAACATGGATAAGAACAGCATCAGATTTTATTACTAGTGATTGTGAATTTTTATTAAGTATAGTTGATGGTTTTGATATTAGTATTTTGTGTAAAGATGAGCGCTTACTTCAGAAGTTACATCAACATGTTCAAGACCTAGGTTATTTAGATACTAAATATTTAACAGAACGTACTGCAGGAACTTTTTAACTAGATCTTAAAAAGAAGGATTCAATACTCCTATTAAATCCTTCTTTTCCATTACTCACTACTTCACATATACATAATAAGAACTAGCTGTAATATAAAACACATTACCTCTACTATTCTTCACTTTATACTGCTGTGAGCCATTTACAGATAGTTTATCAATGATAGTGAACCCTAAACCTTCATCGACAGTTCCTGCAACATCTCTATCCGACCAAGAAGCTTTTGAATAGAATCTTAAGTCATTTACTTTAGAAACTACACGTTTACCTTCCACAGATAAAGATTCTTCTTTATAGCGAATGTATGATGTATCGTTATAAATCCACTGATTTCCTCCAAGGTTTAACCAGTTTCCTACTTTACCCCAAACTTTATATGATTCACCTTTTTGTAGCTTGCGGATGACATTATTGCTTGTGGATGGTCCAGACCGAAGGTTTACATTTTGACCATCAATATAAGCCACATCACTTGCTTCTGTTACACTTCCAGATGGTTCTTGTGGTTTTGGTTTAACCGATACAGAATCACCATTATATGCCTTTAAAACATCGTTTCTAAATTGGGATTCTGATACACCATGACTCTTTAGATATTGTATTGGGTCTTCATGATCTGTACCACCTAATTTGTAAGTAATATCTTTATGAGTCCATAGCCCAACACTTGGATGGATATTTCTATCTTTTAATATTTCTGCAAGCAACTTTACATATCTTTCATACGATTTTTTGAATTTAATAGAGTCACTAGTTTCAGATAGCTCTACATGTACAAATCTAGCATTTGCCGCTGGACCTGCACCCCATGCACGATATTTAGTAGATGCAATCTGAATGTTTTCATCCCAATCCGTTGCATAATGCACAAAAGCATTTCTCCATGTTCTAGCTTCATAATTTCTAATATTGATAGCAGGTGCTTCTGGTGTCGCTGTGGAATGCGCTACTACCCCCTCATATGCACCGACACCATATCTATATCCTTGCTTTGGTAAATCTGGAATAATCATTTCTCTATCTGCAAAAACACTTCCTACAGATGTTAATAAAATAATAGAAGCCGTTGCAACTGAACTTAATACTTTAATAGATTTTTTCATTTTACATCACCATTCCCCATAATTTTTTGTTTGATATCTGATACATCATTTGCTAATGAACTAAAGGCTTTTGCTTGTTCTTCAATTACACCCTGGTTCTTTTCAATGACCTTTTGATATTGCTCTTCACGCTGTTCATTCTTTTTTTGCGTAGTAAAAAGCATCCACACGAATAATGCTGCGAACGCTCCCTGCTGCATCATTGAATTGAAAATTGCATCTTCCATTGTTCTCATCCCCTTTGCAAAATAAAAAGAGCAGCGAAATCGCCCCTCTTTGTTATAAAAGCAGTATTTTATTCAAAATTAAAAACAGCTCATGGCTACCCTACTTGTTTACATGTATTTAGTTAATACTGATCTGCAGATAATGCTCCTTCTATCATTCTATTTTCTACTTCTTCCACATGTTCAATTATCACTTCATCAGAAGCCCCTGGGCTCTTTCCAGTTAGCTTTACATAATCGTCTGCACAGATAAGACTTACTTTACCGAAAAGCTCAATCTCGTAAACTTTGCCACCTTTATTGCATAAGTCACATGCAGTAGCAATGCGCATACTCAGCGTACCATCAGGAAGCCCCCAAACCTCTACTTTTGTATCTTCTTTGATACCGCAAAATTCTAGCATATCGTTTGGAATGCTAACTGTGACCTGATTTTCATCTTTCTTCAAATCAACTACTCTACCTAAGAATGGTGACTGTTCATTAGGTGGCATTGGACGCATAAACTTATCTGGATTCATACTCATCTCCCTCTCTATGTTCTAGAAGTCATCTTTGTGAAATCAACATAATTCCATCTACCATCATGGAAATACCACCCTAAACCTAAGCTACCATTTGTATAATGAATAGAACCTGCATTAGCACCAAAGTATCCACCACATACGTTAATCCCATTACATTCAATTGATTGTGTCGTTGCAACAGGATCTTTTGATTCAATTCGGAATCTATTTTCATTGTTGTAAATGTGACCGATGTAACTTCTACGTTCTCCACCGCCACGGGGATAAAAACTGAGTCCCGCACGATCATCTCCAACGAGTGCCATCATTTCGCCATTGCTTATGATTTCAAGTGGCGCATTCATATAATTCCATTTGTTCACATGATTGTGGTAAATAACATTATCTTTTGTACCAAGTGCAATTGTAGAAAAAGGCAGTGTTCCGTTTACGAGTTCTCCATGTGTTGTATCCCAGTTATAAACGGAAGGAACGTCACCTTCCACCAACTGAACACCTGATACAGCAATTGCTTGCATATTATTTAAGAGCCCCTCGCCAAATAAATCAATATAAACATAACCATTTCCTTCTACATAGTTACTCGGCACAGTGAAGGTTAAAGCGTATCTTACTATTTTCCCAGTTTGAATGCTTGGTGCATCGTAAGTTTTTGATGCTCGTCCAAGCTCCACGGGAGTGTCACCGTTATATTTACCGAATACCGCTCTCATGATTGGCTTGTTTGTAATGTTTACACGATTATCATTGGTAGTTGCTCTGAAATGAGCCGACAATGTGTATTTCTTACCTGGTTTTACACCATCAAATAATGTAAAACGAATCCAGTTTCCTAAATCTATCCGCAACGGATTAACCATTGGCTCATAATTGTTAACCACTGGTTTCTCAATATATGGATTAGACATAATTGTCCATGTAGGACTGTATTCAATCTTCAAAAAATAATTATTAAAATTCTTAAAAGAAATGTGTGAAAAGTCATGATCTGGAATGAGATTCTTCCTTGGTGTTACTGAAAATTTCTGCCCACGCTCATCTTCAAAAAAGAAGTCAGCCATTTTTGCTGTAATACCATTCTTATCGATCGTAACTTTCCCATTTTCGATTTTAATTACATCTGCATTAATACCTGTTGCAGTGAGCCATTTTACAATGGTATCAGCGTTAATCTGTAACTTAGCAACATTAATTTGAATCTTTTCAGCTGTTTGGTTAATAGCCGAGATAATATCGCCTTTTTGGACGGTACTAGTAATCGCTTTTTCAGTTACCTCAATACGTCCCTCTTGTTTTTCTACATACGCTTTATCCGCATATCTTCCGTCAGCCTGTTGTTTTGTATATACTTCGGTTTTTACTGCAGCAAGTTTAATTCCCTCCGTATTGGCGGAAATAAGGCGCTCTAATTCAGTTGTTTTCTGGTTGTAATCTAGTGCAGCTACTTTATTGGAAATATCTTCAATCATTTTATCAACATTAGTTTGATCTTTTGGATGCAACCAAAATTCTGTAGCTACTTTACCACGCTGCAGCATAGGCATACAGAACCAAGCTCTACCATTTCTTTGTACGTATGGTCGAAACCTTACAAATCCAGTTCCTGCCGGAGCTTTAGCTGTACAAATAGCTCTGACCCAAGTATTGTTAATGATTTGAACTCTTTCTCTAGCAGTTGAAATTCGGGTTGTTTTATTTGATTGCCAAAATTCCAACTCGATAAATACACCATTATCAATTGGAACTTTTCCATCAGTGTTAAAGTAAGCAGAAGTAACAATATCTTCATTAGGAGAACAATCTATAAATTGACTAAAAGCACCCCACCATACATCCTGGGTTTGTCCTGTAGTGTTCATAGAAAACGAATTGTATCCTTTATACTTTAGGTTAGGATCTATAGAGTGCCCAGTAGCCCACCCCCAGTATTTATTCCCTTGAGTGAAACCAGCGTCACGAATCTCATTAATAGATCCAAGACCGCCTACATAGTTCTCAACATCTTTCATCTTCACAGTCAGATCCAGTGCATCAGAATGTTGTTTGATTGTAGATTGCGCGTCGGAAATCTGTTTACCTTGTGCCGTTTGTGTTTCTAGTAACTTGCCAACGTTTTGAGAAACACCATCAGCCGTTTTTTCTACTGCTGTTACACGCTTATCAAATCCACTTTGATTATTGTCTACTTTTGTTACTGTTTCTTTGATTCCATCCACACTTTGCTCCAGTTCATATGTTGACTTACTGAAGTCAGTTGGAACAGATCCTTTTTCGAGTTTAGCTTTCTTGAAACGGAACCTTTTCCCTTTAGATGCTTCATTTCTAGAAAAACGAATTCTAAATCCCCATCCAGTAGCACGAACATCGATTTTAAACGTCCATGACTCACGACGCCAGTCTTTAGCTGGCACAGGCTTTTGTACTGACTCACTCCACGATCCGTTGATGTATTGGAATAAAATAAAATCTAAAAGAACATCATTTTGAAGGTCTAAAGATATTGTTATATCTTTCCCTTTTTCAAAGTCTCCTATCTTAGTGTTATCTAGATGGAATTGATAAAAGGCGTCTGTATGATCTTGACATTCAATCGCTACGTATTCGCCAGGTTGAACAAATGATGTGACTTTATTTAATACCGCGCCACCGATCATCCCGATTGTTTGAGGTCTTTCGTTTGGACCTGTATTGATTAGCCAGTTTTCACCACCTACAGTACGAGCTTCAACCTGTTCTAACTTTGTTGAGATATTCCCAGCTTCTTCTTTAATTTCAGTTGTTGTTTTACTTAGACCATTTGTTGTTTGTTGCACATCAGATATTGTCTTTTTTGTACCTTCCACCGTTTGCTCGACTGTATTTAATTTATTGCTGATATCAGTATCTTTTTTAGTTAGTGATTCAATAGAAGTTTTAAATCCGTCTGCAGTTTGCTCTGATTTAGTAACACGTTCTGTAAGCTTTTCTTGTGCGTTTTGTATATCTGATACAGAAGAATTTATGCCTTTAATGGTAGATTCGATATCTACTGTTTTTTTAGTGAAATCAGTTGTTGTTACTTGATCTTCGGGTGCTGGTGTCCATGCAGTCGGTACTGTGCCAATTTCTAATTTAGCCTTTTCAATTAACGTGTCCCCAGTGAAATCACGTGCTAAAGCGTAAACTGTGATTTCTTTAATAGGCTTATCCATTACTACAGCACTTGCTGTGAACCTTTCCTGGTTATACTGTTTACCTATTGTTAGGCGGTTTTCTACGCGGCAACTTGGATAATGAAAAGTATTGTCTGTGAAAGTAATCTTCACTTCGAAACCAATCCATTTATTCGTTGTACCCCATGTAGTAACTTTACCTGTAAAAAGGAAACTCATGGCAAGAGTCTTCCCTTGCATTAAAGTGGCTGCATCCTTCGCTACATCAAAATAGGTATGTGGCTTGTTTTCCCCATTCTTCACCGAATGCGATTTAGTAGCTGTTTCTAGTAATAGATTTCGGACACCAATTTCCGTATTTTCAACTATCGCCTTAAGCTCAGTAAGAGTGTTTTTTGAACCATCAGCGGTTACCTTAATATCATTCGTTTTCTGCTCCAACTGTGATAAACCTTCACTTGTTTTCTTTAACTCTGACTTCTCCGCTTTCTGTGTAAGAGCTTCATTAGTTTGCCCAATAGATGTATTAACGTCCTTGAACTTCTGAATATTCCCCTGCTTATCAGTTTCGTAGATTTGTTTCCCAATAAACCCATCTTTAATTTCATCTTTCGTATAAACACCGGCTTTATCTGCTTTATCTTTTAATTGGGTATTAATCCATGTTTGATCTACTTTGTCATTAACTTGTTTTTGAACATTAACTATTTGCTTAACTATTTCTTGCGCTTTACCTTCCACACTTTGAACCTTTTCATTTAATTCGCTTTTTGTAGCCTCAATATCTTTGCTTACCTGTTCCAATGTTTCTTTCTTAACGGATTCCACATCAGGAACAACAGGATCCCATTTACCATCCTTCCACAATTTCAGAATACCAGGCTTACCTTTGCTGATATCTTGCCACAACGTTTTTCTATCCTTTAAGTTTGCTATTGGTGGATTTACGCCTTCAATAATATCAACGGTATTATTTTTCAAGTTTTCAGCCACTTGTTCAGCAATTTTCTTCGCTGCTTCCGATTCTTTTCGAATGACTTCTGTTTCTTTTACGTTTTCTTGAAGCTTTTTATCTAACATATCTAGTAATTCTTTAGATGCTTTATTTGATAAGCTACCCATGATTTGTGCGTATAACCTATCGATCAGGCTTCGTGTATCTGCAATTTCACGATAGTCACCAAAGATATATTTATCTTTTGATGGATCAGTGTCACATTCATCAGCTGCTATTAATCTAGCTTCTAAGAAAAGTGGTGGACTAAACCCGATATCTTTTATTCGTACCGTATCTCCTTTACGAACCGCTTCATGAGATAAACCAAATACTTCTTCAAGTGCTACTGCATTTACTTCATATGAAGTAGAACTACCAATTCGCTTCTTTAATTCTGCTTCTGTTAATTGTTTGAGTCGTTGCTTCGTCATATCTTGATCTTCTGTTTGTGGTGAATAAATATCGAATAAATGCTTGCCATCTTTTGACCAACGTTGTAGAGCATCATTATTTCCTACATAAAGTTTTCCATCGTTTATTTCTTCAAATGTGAGAAATTCACCGGTTTCACTATTTTGTGGGCCGACACCTACAAGAGCGGTTACTACATCTTGACTATTCTCAATACGCCGGATGCCTTGTACATCTTTTCCTAGTAAAAACTCTTTCCCATTGTCACGGCCAACCTTTTTTACTAAATCTACATAACGACCGACAATAAAAGATCCTAGTATTTCTGTTTTAAAACGAATTTCAAGTTCAAACGTAGATGCGATTTGCTTTAAGAGATCAAGCGGATTTGTGAAATCTTTAATGTTAATGGTACGTATACCAACATACTCCGTAATCCCACGTTTCCATTCTGTACCTTGTAAAGCAAAGTCCATAGATTCATTGACTGTAGTAGCTTGCAAAGTTTGTGGTTTAATTACAGTTTCTTTCTTTAGTTTTGTATGTTCACCAAGTGCGTAAATCTTTTTCGGACGACCTGTTGTATCCTGTTCTACTTCTGTAATAATGTATGAAACAAAAGTACCGTCACGAGTTTGTTTAACGACAAGGTTCTGTTGTATAAGTGATGCCGCTATCTTTGTACCATCAGCTGTTGTGAACTCAAATTTATCTTTATTATCTTTAAGGTCCCATTGGCGTAAATCATCCCAATAATCCTGTTCTTTGATAACACCTATGATTTGTTCTGTTTTAAAATCCACAATATGTAATAGATTATTTGCTTTACTCATCTGTAACGCTCCCTATACGTGACATCTACCTGTCCAATGTTGTTTGGGGATATTTCGATTTCATTCTTTCCTTTTTCAATACGTATATAGTCACTCATAAAATCCTTTATATTTATCGCATCCGCTCCGTTAATACGAATACTTGCATCCGATGAATCAATTTCTACAAGATCTCCTTTTTGAACAATATAAGGTATTTGACGTTCTGTATTGCTGTTTACCTTTTGCACTTTAATATCATGCACAGCTGCAATTAATGATGGTGCATCATTAAACGAACATATATGCACAACAATTTGAGCTACCTTTTTCATAAAGCTATTGCCCGTATCCCACCATTGTGCGAATTTTTCTGTATGGTAATTTCCTTTTTCATCAAGCAAAGCAATATCACCTTGCCAATAGTTCCCTACTCGCGCAATGTGTAGACGGCCGTAAAAATCATTCCAAGTTGTACGATAATAACCAGTTTCCGCTATAATCAGGTGATTGTAGTCACCATTTCCCGCCATAACTTCACCAAAATTCTCGCTAGAATTTCTATATGCATCAAACATACCTACTTTTCCGACTACAACGCTGCTTTCATCTAATAAATACAGTTCTACACGTCCCATAGTTGCAGGGTTTAAGTTTCGGCATTCAACTATTGCATCAAGCGTGAAGTCTTGTAGTGGTCCACCCGTAATACTTCTTTTCACTGCTGGTCCATGCCAGAATTGACCTTGCCCATAATCAGATGGCATGATACGTGCGCCATCCGCTATCATTTTCCCTGCTACGATTCCATAATCTGAAACAAAATCTTTTCCCACTTCCGTCCAACCCACTAGAGAATTCGCTTTATCATGCATAACCAATTCATACCGACTTATTGGCGTTTCATCTATCTTAACTGGATATCCTATACGAAAATGTTGATTTCCATTTTTATTTATAATATCGATGAATGTGGAAGGATTCTCTACCTGTATCTTGAATTTTGGTTCTGAAAATACACTTCCTTCATTCAAAACATCCATTTTAATAATATTATTTGGTTCTAGTTTTGCTTTTGCATTTCGAATTGGTCCTAATTTATAAGGCATTGGACAAATGAATTTGATTGTTCCTATTCCAAGTGTTACAAATTCATCTGGATCAAAGCTATCATCCACAATTGCTAAATACGTTCTGTTTGGTTCTACGTCAAAAATAAGCTCTGTTGGTTGATCAGTTATTAGCCAACTTGCAATTTCCTCTTTCAACTTTTCTAAGTTAGATCCATCAGGTACTATAATTCCTACCGGAATAGATAAAACGCGCATTTCTGTTTGTGTGTTTAACAGTCTTGCTCCTGGATATCCTGGAACGTTTAGAAAATTTCGTTTCAATGGTGCCCAAGTAGGTCTTTTCCATCCTTTCGCAATTTGAATAAAGTTTTTACGCATTTTGTTAAATGTAAAAGAACTCATGTTGACACCTCATTTCTTTATAAAATAAAAGAAACCCAAACCTAAAAGGCTGAGTCTCTTTGTTTTTCTCTTTCTTGGTACTCGGTTGTATATCGATACGTACCACGCGCCACATCTCGCCCCTCTATAACAACAGGAACCTCAACAACCAAATCACCACCAAGCATCGGAATTGCTCCGTCACCAGATGATCCAAATGAGTTATTAAATACTTGATTTGATACACTGCTTGTCATAGCTTGTCTACTATTTGACATACTTCCATACACACCACTCATAACAGACTTTAAAACCGATAATTGGCTCATAGAACTAGCCATCATGCGACTCATATCACCCATTAATTGATTCATAGTCCCAGTAATACCGAGTGATTTTTCTTTCGATGATAAAGGTGTAACTGTAATTGAATTACCCTTCTTCTTAAATAACTCTGGTCCGGCTTCTCCTGTGATAAATGAACCATCACCTACAGGCTTTCCACCTTTAGCAAGCATTGGTACATGAGGAATAGTTGGTGCACTAACACCTGGTATATTGTTTAATAATTCTGCTGGTGTGTTAAAACCGTCTATGAACTTATTTATGATACGAATAATTCCATTAATCGCTGTTTTAATACCGCTTTTAATTCCATCCCATACACCTAATACAGCTGATTTCATTCCTTCAAAAGCTCCACTAACAGCACTTGTTACCCAACGAACAGGAGTCATAATTGCATCTTTCAGTCCATTCCAGACAGAAGATGCGGTTGACTTTATACCTTCCCAAATGTTTGAGAGTGTTGATTTAATACCATTCCAAATACTACTACTTGTACTACTAATCATATTCCATACAGTTGAAATTGCTTCTTTGATGTTATTAAAGACAGAACTTGCTGTAGAAACAATTGAGTTCCATAAGCTAGAAAGGAAGCTTTTAATCGTATTCCAAACTGCGCTTGTTGTGGAATTAATCGTGTTCCAGGCATTCACAATCCAGTTTTTTATTACATCAAAAATTGGTGTTACGATAGCGACTAATCCATTCCAGCATGCTTGCAAGAAATTCTTCAATGTATTCCACACCGTCATTGTGGTGGAACTAATAACATCCCATACATTCACAATCCAATTTCTAAGTGTTTCAAAGACAGCTGTCGCAATCGAAACAATGCCATTCCAACAAGCTTGAAGAAAAGCAACTATAGCATTCCACACTGTTGTTGCAGCTAAACTAATAGCATCCCACACAGAAACAATAAAACTCTTTATTGATTCAAATATTGGAGTAGCAAAGTATAAAATAGCTGTCCAAACCGCCTGTAAGTATTGCGTAATGAAATTCCATACCGTTTGAATAACTGTGGAAATACCATTCCAAATCATAGAGAAGAAATCAGCAATGCCTTGTAAAATAGGAGTTAGAAAGGCAACTAATCCATTCCAGGTGCTAATGAAAAACTCACTAATCGCTGTCCACACTTCGGAAGTGGTTTGGCTGATACTATTCCAAACTTCTGATAATGTTTCAACTACCCCATCCCAAATACCAGTCAAATACTCAACAATTGAATTCCATGTTTCCGTAGTAATTTCAACAATCGAATTCCATGTTTCAGATAAGGACTCCGTTATCCCATTCCATAGTTCTACTAAAAACTCTTTAATTGAATTCCATACAGAAGCTGTAGATTCACTAATACTTTCCCATGTTTCTGTTGCCCATTGGGATATGCCGTCCCAAATTCCTATTAGAAATTCTGTAATTGAATTCCATACCTCCATGGTCCATTTTTTGATATCGTCCCAATTTTTATAAATCGCAATGCCTAGAGCTGCTATAACCCCTATAATAATAGGAATTGCAGCAACAAGCGTGGCGGCTATTCCTGCTCCGATACCAAACAAGCTCATGACCGCCACGACTATAGGAGCAAGCGCCATAATCGCACCAGAAATAACCCCGATAGCTACTGCAATTGCTGCTAATGTTGCTGCTAATTCCGGATTGTCAGAAACCCATTCTGCAAATTTAGAAACAAGATCTGCTACCACTAATAAAACTGGTTCAAGAGCCATCTTTAAATCTTCCATAGCTTTTTGAAATTTAACAGCTGGACTTGCATCTATTTTAGAAGTTGCTCCATGTAAATCTTCTACACCTTTTTTCAAATCAACTTGCTTACCTTCTGCCTTTAGAATCGTATTAATAATTTTCTTTCCTTGGTCTTCCCAAAGGGTTCCGAACATCTTCGTGCCAAGCGCATTTCTGTCTGTCGCATTTTCAACACCAGCTAAAGCCTTGGTTGCTTCAAGCATCGCTTTTTGTCCATTTTCACCACCGCCAGCAATTGCTTGTCCCCATTTTTCAAACTGATTGGCTGAAATCTTTGTTTTATCTAAAACCGCTTGCATGGACTTATCTACACCAGCACCAAACTCAGCCATTTTGATACGACCTTCTTTAATACCCGATATGTTCAACAGGATTCGCAACATCCTGTCAGTTCTCTTATGAACTTCTGTATATCACTATACAGACCAGACTATATCATCATCTTTATATAAGATGCTCCCCATTTCGGATGTCATTGGCTTACACCCTACGTCTTTCGACTAGTCGTTACACACTTCCTATTTATTGGCTTGGCTCGGTATTGTCTCTTATGTGAGAGTTTCACCGAATTAGAGGAGTTTGCTATGAATGTCTCCACTCATAGGGACAATTTTTTATCCAATAGGTTGTCTATATTCCAACTTTTCGTGTCTACACCTGCTGACATAATTCCTTGAACTTCTTTAGCTGTAAAACCAGCTTGAACCATTTGGTCACCATATTCAGCAATAATGTCTAATTGTTCTGGTGGAAAACCTGTTTTTAATAAAGTATTAACTAATCCTAAAGCCTCTTCATTAGTAATCCCTAATGTTGCACCAATCTCATTCGCTTCCTGTATAAGCTCATTAAAATCAATCCCTGCATAACTTGAAGCTATAGTTGCCGCTCCTTTAACTACAGCCGCATTCGTTTCATCAGAAGCATCCTTATTCAATGCCCACTGTTTTCGAACACCCTCTAAGGCTTCTTCTGCATCCACACCATAAGTAGTTACACCCCTTACAGCTTCTTCTACTGATTTTTTCGAAGACTCCGGAACATCAAAAGTGATATCAATCTTTGTTTTTAATTTAGACATGTCCATTGCTTGCTCAACTGCACTTGCAATACCGCCACCGGCTGCTATACCACCTATGACATTTTCTAACCCTACTTGTAATCCTTCAAACTTTTCCTCTGTCCTTCTAGCTTCTTGTTGTAAATCTCTTAACTCATTTCGTACTTGTTGTATGGAGTTTCCAGCATCCACAGAGCGAAGCGCACGTTGTAATTTTTCAATATCTGTTTCTGCTCCTAAAGCTTCACGACCAATAAGACCAATTGCCTGTTCTAACTGGCGACTTGTAGCCGATCCACTTTTAATTGCATTTACAAGACGATTACCTAATGCTCCTGCAAAGTCATCAACGCTTTTTCCTGTAGCACTAAATAAGGTTTCTAATTGCCTAGTGGAGCTTGCTACACTTTCTTGCTCAGCTTTCATGTTTCCAAGCTTATTTTTCAACCCATCAAGTGAGCCTTGTGTAAATTCAATTTCACGCCTAAACGCACGATATTGTTCTTCAGAAATTTTACCGTTTTGAAATTGAGCTTGGACTTGTTGTTCCGCCGCCTTCAATTTATCTAACTTTTGCGTTGTATTTTCAATTTGTTGTGTAAGTAATTTTTGTTTTTGAGAAAGCGCCTCAATATTCCCAGGGTCAAATTTTAAAAGGCGCTCAATATCCTTTAACTCTTTAGCTACATCATTACTCCGCTTATTAACATCTTTCAAAGCATTTTGAAGACCTGTGGTTTCACCACCGATTTCAACTGTTATTCCTTTAATTCTTCCTCCTGCCATCATCTCACCTCTTTCTTAGAACGAATCGAAGTCTTTTTGATTTGCTTTACGAGCTTTTTCTTTATCTGGATTCTCCATTTCAGCGAATTCAGCAATATAATCAAAACAATCACCAATAGTCATTTCTTCTAAATCACCATGTGATAATTTCGCTTTATAACAAAGAGCAAGGAAAGTATCAGTGGATAATTCTTCATCACTGAAATTCCCTCGCTCTTCATTATTTTTCTTTATTTTTTTTTTGCCCCCATCGTACTTTGAATCAGATCCATGATTTCTGGAATAATTTCAGAAATAGGGAATTCATCAAATCCATCTAACCATGTAATCGGATCAGCGATTTCGGGGTTTGCTGTTTTTGCATATAACCAAACTAAATCATAAATAACTTCAAAATCTACTTTACTTAAATCAGCATTTGCTAAATCAATAGTAGGCTGTGAGCCATTTTGAGGTGTGATTGGTGAAATGATTCCTAATCCAAACATATCTGCAAATAAATCACGTCTAAATTGCGCTTTATACTTTTTAACTGTTGCTGCTGTGCTTTTTAATCGGACCTGTTTTCCGTCTATTGTAATTGTCTTTTCCATCTAGAATTACGCCCCTTTTGATAATGTAGTTTTTGTATATACTTTTTTATACCAATCATCATAAACCGCTGGTGTTGTTTTAGATGTAGTTTTTGTTTTAACCATACGTTTTCCGTTAATATCTATTGGACTAGATACAAATTTAAGTTCGTTGGTATTTGGTTCAGCAGAACTTGTTTTTGTTTTAGATGCAACTGTAGGGCGACTTGCTGAGTTGTTAAACAGAACGTGACGAGTTGCTTTTTCGTCTCCATCAAATTCAAATAGCAATGCAAATTGTTTTCCTTTCGCATCAGCCAATTCATTTAGTACGCCATCTTCCGCATCTAACTCTTCACCCAATACATCTACAGCAAATTGTTCTGGGATAGTAGCAATGCTCAATGTCCCGTCATAACCCTGGTTATTACTTGCTGAATAATAAAGCATGTCATCAGCATAGAATTCAATTAAGTCTCCACGTGGATCTAATGTTAATTCAACTGCGCCTGGAATTGGGATTGGGGTTTTAAACTTTACGACTCCATCTAGAATTTCATAGAGTGCATAATAAACGTTCTTTAAACCGAAAGTAACTTTATTTTCCTTATTCATTTATAACAACCTCGTTTCATATATTTTTTGATACAATTTTTCAGATTCAATAAAAGTCCCAAACGATTCATAAGGAATATCATGATCATCTAGGACTTGTTCTAATTTGGATTCAGCAATTAAATCTTTTTTAATTGTATAAAGCTCAATAGTTACATCATTTATTTTGTGATAGACTTTGTTATCAGCTGGCATATTAGGAGAACCATCTACAAAGTAACAAATATAAGGCGGTGTTGGCACAGGATTACCTGGCGTTTCGGTGAAATGTGAATAAGCCACAGGATTACCTGTAGCATCAAGGATTTTTTTGAATTCACCTAATGTCATTGCCCTATCGCCCTTTCGACACGCTCAACAAAGTCATTAATCGCATGTTCTTCAGCCGGAGCAATATGAACTTGAGCTGGAACACGTCCGCCACTTGCCTTCGCATGACCTTTCTCTAATAAGTGTGTAAGTTGTGGCTTTAAAGCATTATGAACAATAACTGCATTACCATCCTTTTTCTTACGCCAGCCTTGACTATACTTCCCTGTTTTATTAGGACTTTTTTGTTTTAATTCATTTACAAGATTGGTCGCAACCTTTTCTTTAGCATCCTCTATATCTTCTTCTACTAGATTAGTGTATCTTTGTAATTCCCTAGCAATATCACTTGCAAGAGTATCAATATTAGACACCAGCTTTCACCTCACAATAAAGTTCGATTTTTTCATCATCTCTTTCATACGTGCGGTAAATGCTATATTCTTTATCTCGATACTTCACTTTTCTTTCATCCTGGTAATCCCAGACATGGACAATCAATATATGACTGGCCTTGATATTACTTTGTCCGGCTTGAAAAAATTCTGATTGAGGAACTGATTTTTTCTTACCAAATATCTGTCTACTAAATACTTCATTTTCCTCAACTTGTCCTAATTCATCTTTAGTAATTGTTATTACTGGGAATAGTAAAATATCATTCATTTGTAGTCACCCGCTAAAGTTAGATGATTCTTAAGCATGTTATAAGATGCAAAAAAACGTTCTGCCTCTTTTGCGTCTGAAATAAAATTAGCTTTTACATACGTAATAATTGCTCTTTTAATTAGAGGATCAGTGTCATCATTTGCCTTGAGATGAGAAACACCTGATAACTTCAAATCATATCGAGATGCTTCAATTAGATCTTCAAGTTCATCATCAAGAGCATTATGTGAGACACGTACCGCTTTCTTCACAACATCAAGCATCATACTCATTCACCAACTTGCGCTAGCTGTTTTAAAGCTTCCAAAGCGGCATCTTTACCTTTAATCTTTTCACCATTTGGAAGTTCGTAATATCCTCCTCCAACATGAACTGGTCCTTTTGAGTCTTCTTGTTTATCTATAATTCGTTCTTTATTCAAGAAACCTTCATCTTGTAGATACATTACACGTTCTGCATCATTTGATTCATATGAATTTGCAACACTATAATGAATGAAAGTGAATTTATCTCGAAAAGCTCTTTTTACAACATATTTATTCAATGGTTTCCCACTCACTGTTAAACCTCCTTATACCATAAAGAAAAGCGACTATTATACAGTAGCCGCTTTCTTCACTCGTAAGAATCCATTTTTAGAAATTACGTTACCGCCAGCAAATACTGAGCCTCTATGAGCGATCATACCCTGCTTGAATAAGAAGTCAGTTGAACGTTGCACATCCATATCAGAGAAGATAGTAAGTTGGTAGTTTGATAATGGACCATAGGCCATATTGTATTGACCAGTTGTAGTCGCTGCATCAGATACTGCTTTACAAGCACAATTGATGATGAATGGTACGCCATCAATTGTTCCAGAATTCCCTTGGGAAACAACGTTGTACACTTTTTTACCATCAGAAGTACGAAGTTTAGCGAATGATTTTAAATCTTTCTTATTCAGAATTAAAACAGCCGCATCTTCAACATCTTCATCTCCACCATAGCTATAGATAATGTCATCTAGAGTGGCATCATCAATTTTTGAGATTTCTAAATCTGTTGCTGGATCAATCGCTTTAGCTGCTGTTGAAAAAATACCAACAAGTTGATTAGTTGCACCTGTACCAATTAAAATTTCACGAGTTAACTTTTTACGAGTGGCTACAGTGATACCTTTCATGACTTCACCATCGTAATCAGCTGCTGGTAACTTCTGAAGCTCTTCTGTGTCTTCTGAATAAGCTGTAACCTTTGTTTTTGTGATGTCTGCATATCCAAACTTTGTCTCGACATTAGCGTAATCAGTACCTTCAGTTTTATAATCACCTTCACCATAGCTTTCGAGGTATGGTTGTTGGTAGCTCTCTCCACCCTTTAATGTTTTTGTAGATACACGATCAATTAATGTAGATACTTCATTGAAAGTAGGGCGGATATCCGTTGCACTATGCTTAGGTAAAACTACATTACCACTTCCAACTGTAACGGCACGGTTTTCCATTAGAGCTTGTCCACGTTTTTCAGAAGTCTCTAATTCTACATCTTGTTTCTGAGGTTCATTGTTAAATGTTTCAACTGTACGCATTTCAGGCATTTGATTATTATTAATCTCCTCTGCTTCTTTTAATAATCTTTGTCGTGTTTCAACTTGTTTCTGTGTTTCTTCAAGATCTCGTAATTCTGTTTCTAATGCTGCTAAATCTACTTCCTTATCGCTTTGTAATATTGAGCGAATTTCTGATTTCCTAGTTAAAATTTCTTGTAATGTTTTCAAATGAATCTCTCCCTTATAAATATGTTTTTAAAATTAGTTTTTTACGTAATTCTTTTTGATTGCGTTCCTTCACAAATTGCTTATATGGGTCATGACTTCTAGCTGAAACTTGCGAATCAGGATAAGCTGGGAAAGCTACTGGACTAATCTCTAGTAACTTAGCTTTTGTTACACCACGAACTACATTGTCCGGATCTGATTCATCCCATTCTTCTTTGACCATTTGGAAGCCAAAGGAAACACCGTCTACATCACCGCGTTTAATCGTCTCGTATGTGTCATTTCCGAGTGTTGTATTGGCCAAGTCTAGTTCAAACCTCAGTCCAATCTCATCTTCAAATAAACGAAGAGTACCATTTTTAGTTCGTCCTAACACTTGTGATGTGTCGTGGCTCCATAAAGCTAATTGATCATCTTGAGTCAAGGACTCTGTGAAAGCTCCTTTTTTAAACTGCTCTTTAAATCGTTGCCAATAGCCCATTGTTACAGATTTCATTTCCCATTTAACTGCATAACCAGAAATTGTTCGAAGGCCATTTTCTAATTCCCTAATTTCAAGAGCGCTACTCAGTAGTTCCCTCTTTTCCGTCTTGTTCATTGTCATCACCTCCTTCACCTGCAACATTTCCTTCCTTGACCAAGGCTGTATCCAATCTTCTGATTGGTTTGTCTCCACCTTCAATTGGACCAAGTGAAAGAATTGCCCTCCATTCATTTGGCGTTAACGAGCCTCTGTCTACCATCTGAACAAGATTCATCTTTGTACTCATTGAAGCGTATTGAAGAGAAGAGGATTCAAAGATAATCTTGTTACCAAATCCCCTTTCTCGACGTGAAAAAAGCTTCCTGGTATATTCTCCAGCAAGCTGCATCGCAAAAACCTCTATCTCTGACTCGTAGTAAGCATTCCACTCATCTTCGTTATATTTACTCTGAATTATATTTTCGTTTGTATTAAAGAAATTATAGATACGTTGAACAGTTTCTTGCATCTGCTTGGAATCCGGTACAAACGCTTCAGGTTTCACTTGTTCTAAATCATACCTAGGATCAGAAGAAGCTGCTCCGCCATCATTTGAGATATTTAAATAGTTATTCACAAAGTTTTTGACCTGACTATCAATATCTTCTTGTTTTAATACTGACTTAAACTTAAGAATCCACTTTACTACAGCACTATTTTTTATTGCTTTAACAATCCCCTGATCAGTGGTTGTAACAATCTCCATTAATTGTGCTAATGCATTACCCGGGTGTTCTCCGAAAAAGTCATTATCATTAAAGTCTTTGCGCAAATGAATGATATCTGTATACGGAATCGTCATTTGCTTACCATTTTTAAAATAAAACTTTAAAAAGATGTCTCCCTGCGCCCCTTCTACAACTTCAACTGTTGTACATGGAATAGGATAAATCTCAGTAGGATAACCAAAATCATCACGCTTAATATAAGCGAATGCATTATGATTCAACTCCAATTGAACAGCCATTTTCTCTTGAAACATTTGTCCTGTCATCAATGGATTTGGCTCTTCCAGTAAAAATCTCATATAAGAATCTGGATTCACCTTAAATTCAGTAGAGTTATCTCGTATATGCTTGGCTATGAGCTTACCAACCGCTTTTGCTTTAGGACGTATACAAGCTCGTATAATATCACTTTGATAGATGTCCCCATTCCACGCAAAAAAACCTCCACCATTATCGTTTATCATTTCAAAACGAGTTGTAGTAGGAGCCTGTTTCTTTCCAAATATCTTATCAAATAACCCCAAATTCTCACCTCCTTCTTAAATCATGTTGAGGTAGTCATTTCGTTTTTCTTGAAGAACTACATATGCATTTAAAAGTGCTGCTGTGCCATCAATACGGCGTCGTTGGTTCTTTGTTTTATTTGGTTGTATATTTAAATTTTTATCAACGTCTATTGCTGTGTTGGAAAGACACCACTTGTCAATTGTGTGGTTATTATAGTTTATTAGCTTAGATTCCAAGTCGGCTCCTAAAAGTTTCATAGGGCTAGAAAGGGTCTGTTTACCTTGTGCAACTGGAATCATAGCTTCCTTCCCGAAATACCCTTGCATGTCCTCAACCCAGTAATTCGCTGACCATTTATCATAGCCAATCCAAGGTAGATAAATGCCATATTCATCTCGTATTTCTAAGAACCATTTCGTGACAAATTTATAATGAACGGAATTTCCCGGTGTTGTTCTTAATATTCCTTGCTCGTGCCATAAATTATATGGAATTTTATCTTCTTTACTTCGCTGCTCCAATAAATCTTCAGGAAGCCAATACATCTGCTTCACATAAATATGCGGGTCTTCTGGGACCATAAAAATAACCTTCGCTGCTGTTAAATCGGTAGTTGAAGATAAATCACAACCACCAATTCCATAGGAAGGCTTTAACTTTTCTATATCGAAAGTATCAGGATTATTTAGTTGTTCAAAAGTCAGCCATGCCTCTGTTGATGTTTCTCTTATATTAAAATCTTTTGTTAGTAAGTTTTTTACTAGCAAAGAATTTGCTTTTGCCTTGTTTACCTTTGTTTCAAGTTGGTCTACTTTTTTTATCGTGCCAAGCCCAGGATTGGCTTTCTTCCACTTTGATGGGTCAGTCCATTCCTCTCGTTTATCCAACTCATAGATTATAGGTAAAAAACGATCATCTTTATATCCATCCGGATCATCAAGTCCATTTAACAACATTTCTGCTTCTTCATACTTCATATCATACACTGACTCTCGGACAGTCCCTGCTGTTGTAATCATAAATATCATTGGCTGTTCTCGTGAAGACGTACCATCTACAATAACATCATACAAATTTTTATCTTTCCAAGCATGAATTTCATCCATCATAGCGCCATGTACGTTAAGTCCATCTAAAGTCTCACTATCAGAACCAAGTGGTTTAAATGTACTATCATTCCATTCAGAAACCATTTCAGATACTAAAGGTTTAATACGCTTTAATAGTGCTGGTGACTTCTTTACCATTCGCTTTGATTCTAGCCAAACTAATTTCGCTTGGTCTTTCTTAGTTGCTACCGCATAAACTTCTGAACCAGGTTCCCCATCTGCTATTTGCAAATACAATCCAATACCTGAACCAACAGTAGATTTTCCGTTTTTACGAGCAACTACAAGTAATACTTCTCTGTATTTTCTTGTGCCATCTATTCCATGTACAAAGCCAAATGCTGCTGCAATAAATGCCTTTTGCCATACTTCTAAAACAATTGGTTTTCCACCCCATTTTCCCTTTGAGTGCTTACAAAAGTTTTCGATGAATTCAATGGCATGGTTCGCTTTCTTTGAGTCGTATTCATATACACTTTCTTTATCACCAATATCACTAACTAATTTCTTATATATTCTACGAACTTTTTCACTAACAATTTCTTTTCCCGATTCAATAAGGCTGTAATATTCAATGATTGGGTTATAAGACAAAGGATATTGTATCCTCATTTATTCATCACGAAGTCATCAAACCCATCATCCTTCTCCTTACTTTCAACTGGTTTTTTAGGTATGTAATCACCCAACTGCTTCATTATCGTTTGATAACTTTTATTCATAGCTATATATCTTCTTGCCGCTGGTCTTTCTCTTTCATAAGGCTCTTGATTCTCTGATTGCGAGAACATTTCATCGTAACCATTTTCATCTAGATCTTTACGAACATCTTCTAATCTTACACGCAAATCTGCCGCTTCAACAATTAGCCCCTCTACTACCAAGAGGGTATCTTTTGGCATTTCTTTATATATCCGTCTAAGTCTGGTTATCTCTTTATTAACCCGTTCTTCTTTTGTTAATTCCTTCTTTATTGCCATAAATAACACCTCATCTCTTATGCATTTTGGGTAGGGGGTCACGTGAAATGACCAATTTATTTTTTGAAGGTATCTCATCGGTCCTTCGAGAGCTTGAAAAAGATTTTGAAATGGGGGGGCTTTTATTTCTTTGGAAATATCAGCGTTCATTTTTCATTTTGATTTTTATTCTTTTTTTATTAAATCCCCATTCTCATCAAACATTACTCCTTCAACAACTGGACTATTCTTCTCATGATGTTCACGGTTGTGGCAATCCTGACATAAAAGTTCTAAGTTATGAAAGCTCAATGTAATCTCTGGGTTATTTATATTCTCTGGTGTTATGTAATCCTTGTGGTGAACAATTTTCCCACTCCCCTTACATCGCTCACACAATCCATATTTAAATTTAAAATATGAATCCCTACACTTCTTCCATGCTGTGGATTTATAAAATCTCTTTGCATATTCCATTGCCATGCATCCACCTCAAAACAAATAACCGCTCAATATTGAACGGTTATCTTTTATATAAAGTTATATGAAACCCAATACGGTAAATGAAGTTTTATATAACATAATTGTCATTAATCCCTATCTACTATTAGATGGCTTTTGTACGACAAAAATAAAGCTTTTATCTCTTATTGGACAGACTTATATTGAATGCAAATACTATCAATAGCTTTACTCTCAACAATTTATATCCTTATATTATTTTATAAAAAAATATAGATGAATTAACCAAATCACCTTTACACGTATTATAATACGTGTTATAATAAGAGTATAGAAAGGAGGGAATAAGGGAGATGGACATTCTAGATATGTTAGACAAAGTAAGCGGGATTTCTTCTTTCATCTTAGCGATTTACATACTTCTCAAAGAAAGCAAAGAAGAAAAAAATAAGCGTCCTCAACGCAAAGGTTCCAGCCGACCAAGCACAAAACCTAAGCGAAGAAAACGCAAGTAACCCATTGGGAAACTCAACCAACTGGTTGGGTTTCTCAAAAAAATATTATCATCTCCCATATCAATATGTCAAAAACTTCATTGATTTTAAATACTATTTGTTTGTTTTTAACAATTCGTTTCTTTATTGTTACCGACTTTTCTAATTTACAAATGTTAGACACTATCTACCTAATAGTTATTATTTTATGGATTCTGGTCTTCACCATTTCGATTATCAAGAGATTTAAGAAGTAAATCCATTACACTATATTTAGCAGGAGGAAAAGCTAATGAGCACTTACCAAGACCGCTACATCTACCCATCTATTTTTGATTTTTCTAATGAGCAGGTTACTGTTACATTTCCTGACTTAGCAGATTGTCATGCTAATGGTAATAACTATGAGGATGCTTTTGAAATGGCTAAAAAGACATTAGCAACTCATCTATATGGAATAGAAGAAAATAAAGGCACTATTCCGCCCGCATCTAATCCAACTTCTATCCAAACTAAAGATAATCAAGTTATTGGCTTAATGGAAGTATGGATGCCACCATTCCGTAGTGAAATTGAAAATAAAGCAGTAAAGAAAACATTAACTATTCCTCATTGGCTTGATAAAATGGGAAAAGCTAATAATGTAAACTACTCACAAGTGTTACAAGATGCATTAAAAAAGCATTTAGGTGTTACTGAAAATAAGAACGTATAAAAGAGATGATTTATCTTCATCTCTTTTTTCTATCTCTATAATAAAAGAAATAACCCTTTATATTAGGATTATTTCTTCAACTAATTTTATCCGAATGCCTTTTTAATAATTTTATGAGTTCCAATTAAAGAAAGACCTAACAAAACTGTTCCCAAAAGAAAATAAACTATAAAAATAAAATAATACATATACTTGTTAGAATCTATCGGTAAATAAGGGAACAAAAAAATAGTTAGCAAAAATAATAGTGCAATAAGCATCAACGTCAAATAATTCATATACAAGTTTTTGTTCTCTGTTCTAGCTTCTTGACTTTGAAAAGACATACAAGCAATTGCAATCGCAATTAAACCTATTATTAGGCTTATGCCTAACTTAGAAGTCTCCTGAATCATCTCTATTAACATTTTCATATTTCCTATAGCATTAAATATTACAGTTAGTAATGTAAAAACCGCCAAAAATATAACTAATTTTACGATTACTTCAATGTCTTTACGCAATTTCCTCATACAAATCAACCTCCTCTATATAAGAATAAAAGGAGGTCGAAACAAAATCAATAAAACTTAATATAAAGTTAAAATATTTTATCATAATACTTATTCTTAATTAAGCTTTCTACAAAAATGACTATTCCTCTTCATATGGTCTATATTTACTACGCAGGACTTCTAGTTCTTTCTTCTTATCTTCAATGTCTTCACGTAGAAACAAACTTACTCGTTCCATTTTCTTAAATGGTACAAGTTTACCATCTTTAATCATTTTACTAATTCGTGCTTTACTAATCCCTAAAATATCCATTACCTCTGGTGCCGTTAATACCTCATCATGTAAAAAAGAAAGCAGTTGCTCTTTATCTTCAAACTTGTACACTTTATTCACCTCTTTTTTCTTTAAAAATCCCATAGAGTCTCAATGATGTATTTATTATATAAAGGACTAAAAGAATAATTAACACGCTATCCAAAACAGTTTTAAAAATACTCGCTTCGATCGAACCTCGAAAATAAGCAAAGTAAAACAATGTAACGAAGATAATTAAGATGTTCGATGAATTACTTGTTTTCTTCATATTGTTTACAAATTGGCAAGTTGTTATAATGTGTATAGAAGAGAGAAGGTGCGCTTCTCTCTTCCGCTCAAAATCATTTGCGTTTACGTCTGGCTGGGCGTTTTCGTTTGGTTTTGAGCTTTTTTACTTTTTCGTGGATGACTAGGACTTTTTCGATGATTGTTAGTGCTGTAAGTATCATTCCTAGTATCAGTGCTAACTTTGCCAATTTGTTTCCCCCCCTTTCGTTCTTTCTATATTTATTATACCATATCTATTTACCTAAGTAAACAGATTGTATGCATTTTCTGATTGTTTTTTTTATGTTTTATCAATTTTATTTCTAATCAAATATGCGTTTCTCTTTTGATATCTTACTTATCTACTACCAAAAACCAAAAGAAAAAGCACCCAATTTGGATGCCTTTTGTTCAATAGAAAAGACTATGTAATACCCTTATTTTTTATGGTAATTTAGATGCCATTCAAAATACTCAGCATTATCATTATTCCACGTTAAGCACTCTTTTCCTTGGAGACGCTCAATATAATCCCTTACTGACTCTGGTAAATTATCTGTATTAACTAAGCTAATAATTTCTCCATTCAAAACAGTAATATATCCTTTCTCAAATAAATCATCACAACCAAATTTACACATAGGTATGGCTATATTTTCAATATCTAATCTTTCTTCTATGCTACAAAATGCTCTTTTCTTAATATGTGCAGCTACTAGTAAATCTATAGGATACTCTTTCCCACAGATTCCACAATTACAAGTTTTCTTATCATTAAACAGATATCCACGTAATATCCCTTGCTCTTTTCTAGCCTTGCCTTTTATCTCATTATCCAATGAAGCACTTTGTTCTAAGTCACCTATAATGTCTTTGATATTTTTCTTTGTTTCTTCCTTTGTACTAATTGGAGCATAAGAAGAACTATACAAATCAAAAGCACTCATTATTATGTTACTTTTCTCTTGGTCTAATACTCTAAAGCCTTGTATTAGATTTCCTTCTTCATAATCTAATAATCTATTAAAGACACTTAAACTAATGGCTTGATGCTTTATTTCATCTAAGAAGTAAATATACTCCCAGCTTTCACCACTATCTGTTTCTCCCCACAGATGCTTTGCTAATTCTAAATTATGTACCTTATATGCGATGGTAGCAGATGCAAAAATTTGCTTATTTGCTGAAAAGAGTGTTATATCTCCTCTTTGAATCTTTTCCCATTGCTTTATCTTCTGTGGACTTGGAGTTATTCCCCAAACACGGATTAAGTTTCCTTTATAAATTTCGGATAAATTATTAGCATCCTCTTGTTGTAAGAAAGGCTTAATTTTATCAAATTCAATTCCATTACGCATTGTAGATTGAAAATTAAATTTAGCTACTTTATTCCCTGTAGGTTGCAGTATTACATTGTACATACACTTACACCTCTTCTGTTTTATTTAGTTTTCTATAGTTCGTTATATTTTTTATTCGATCCAAATGATTTTTCAACTGGATATTTCCTTTTGTTTTTTTCTAATTTATTTTGAATTACTTCTTCTATATCCAAACTCATTTGGTCAGCCAATAGGATAGAATAAATTAATACATCAGCTAGTTCATCTTTGATGTTTACAAGATTTTGTTTAATTGCATCTTCACTACTTTTCCACTGAAAATTCTCTAATAACTCGCTAGCCTCTAAAGAAAGAGAAATTGCTAAATCTTTAGAGTTATGAAATTGCTTCCAGTCTCTATCATCTCGAAACTTAAGAATTTCCTTTATTGTATTTTGATTCATTTTTGAATCCTCCCGCTATTATCCATTGGTAAATCCTTCTACAATTATATAAAACCAATTGCTTCCATTGCAAAAATTTAGATATACTAATTTTAAAAAGATAGACTAACAATAAATATAGTTTTCTCGGAGGAATACCTATGGCAAATAAAAACCCTTGGTTAAATGAAATCATAGAAATATTAACGGAGTTAGGTGGAGCTGGAACACTAAGTCAAATTAAAACCAAAGTTATGGAACGTAATAGAATAGACCTAAGTAAATATCAGCATGAACAATCAATAGGTGCACAAATTAGAAAGACCATCTATTATCATTCTAGTGAATGCGATATTTATAAAGGGGAGCGGGACTTATTTTATGCTGTAAATGGTAAAGGAAATGGATGTTGGGGATTACGAAACTTCGATAACAATAATGATTGGGATTTCATCGATCTTGAGGAGGAATTTTCTGAAGGTAAACAAATACTTAGAACTCATTTATCCTATGAACGTAATAGCAAAGTAATTAGGTTAGCAAAAGAACGTTTTAAACAACAGCATGATGGAAAGCTTTTCTGTGAGATTTGCGGTTTTGACTTTCATAAAGTATATGGTGAATTAGGAAAAGATTATATCGAGGGACATCATACAATCCCTGTATCTCAACTAAAAGAAGGAGAAAAGACTAGAATTGAGGATATTATAATGGTTTGTTCTAATTGTCATAGAATGTTGCATAGGCGTAAACCATGGCTAGGTACAGATGAATTATATTTATTATTAAATGACTTTATTAAATCCCATTGATAAGTTTTCTGATAGAAAAAAGGTTGCATTTTGCAGACTTCTCTTATTCTATTTACTAATTAATCTTTTTATATAAGAATTTCAAAACTGATACGAAAGTTATTTACTTTGGAAATATACACCATTATATTATAATTAATGATTACAATTAGTAATTTTAAATGGAGGAGAATTAAATTGACCACTAAGCCTAAAGAAATTGACCCTACACTTTATCCCTGTATATCGAATTTTAATTCCCGTAAAGATCTTGAAAAATATAATAGTGAAGCCTGGGCTTTATTCGCACTAGACTTACATTTTAATATTGAGGATATTCATGTTACTGCGTCTCATTGTATTACTGATGGAAAAAATGATCGAAAATGCGACATAATTTACATTAATGAAGAGGAACAAAAAGCTATAATCGCCCAAAGCTATACAGCAGAAAAAATTAAAATTTCTGCAAAAAAAAATAAAGCTAGTGATCTCAATACTGCCATCAGTTGGTTATTATCCAGAGAACTTGATGAACTACCAACCTTATTAAAAGCTAGAGCAGAAGAATTGAGAGATTTTATCTTAAGTGAAAAAATTAAAAAAATCGAAGTTTGGTATATACATAATTGCCTGGAACACCCAGAAATTTCTAACGAATTGAAAACCGTTGAACATACTGGGCAAGCCCTTCTCCAAGGCGATCTTTATAAAAATTTGGAAATTGATTTAAAGGCAAAAGAGATTGGTTTATCAACCATTGAAAGCTGGTATAAATCTTCCAAGGCTACAATTTTAATTAACGAAGCATTTGAAGTCGAAACTCTTGGAGGGTATGTAATAAATAATACGAACTGGCGAGTATATAATACCGCAGTAAGCGCTTCATGGATTCAGGAATTATTTAAAAAATATAATGATGATTTATTTTCTGCTAATATTAGAGGTTACTTAGGAAGCCGAAAAGATAAGAATAATATTAATAATAATATTAAAAATACAATGGAAGAACAACCTGAGAACTTTTTTATTTTTAATAATGGTATTACAGCGTTAGTTAATCAATTACATCTTCCAGAAGAGGGTACCCCTAACAAGTTAAAAATTGAAGGCATTTCAATTGTAAACGGTGCTCAAACGACTGGATCTATCGGATCTTTAAAAACATCTTTGCAAGACTCAAAATCTTCTATCCCACTTCGTTTCATAGAATGCGGAGAGCCTGAAGTCATACAAAATATTATTAGATATAATAACAGTCAAAATAATGTCCAGGTTTCTGACTTCCGAAGTACAGATGTAATTCAAACACGCTTAAGAAGTGAATTTGCTACACATTATCCAGACCTTACTTATTTAGGTGGTAGAAGAGGTAGTGCAGAAGACACAATTAAAAGAATAAAAAATTTAATTTCTTCTGATCAAGTTGCACAATCATTAAAAGCCTTTCATGGAGATGTAACCAATGCCACTCATTATAAATCTAAGATCTGGGAAGACGATAACCTATATTCAGAAATTTTTAATGAACATAATAATGCTAAACATATTATCTTTATATATTCTTTAAACCAAGCATTGATATCTTATAAACAATACCTTAAAGATTTAAGTAAATCTGATGAAGAATTAAAAGACTTAGATGCTCAAACACTTGCGTTCTTCAGTAAAATTGGATGGAACTTCATGATTATCAACACTATCGGACAATCCTTAGATATACTTCTGGATAAAAAAATCACATCCAAATTCGATTTACAATTTGACGACGGTGTTAATTTAGAACAATCTATACAACATTGGAAAAATTTAATGACATTACTTATTCCCAATGCTATCTATAGCTTATCACCTGCACTTGAGGACAAAGTAAGAAAATCTGAAAGTATAAAGACTAGTATCGAAAACTTTAAAATCCAACTAAATATCGCTCGACAAATACCTTTCCAAAAAGAAATATTTAATTCATTTGCAGATTCAGTGAAAGAGTCAAAAAAATAATCATTTAGATAAGAAAAACCATGTAAAATGGTTCTTCTTATCTTTTTCTATGCATTTTAATATTTATAAAAGAGGTATTAAAATATGATTACAGGAACAGACTGGGCCATAGTTGTCGGCTTTTTTGTCACCGCTATATCAGGGGTTATAGTACAATTAGCATCTCATTATCTTACAAGAATCAGAGAAGAAAAGAAATATCAAAAGGAATGCTATCAAACTTTATTCTCTCCAATCGTTTTTAAAGTTATTAAATATATACAAGCTGAAAATGTACGAGGATTTAAAGAAACGCCAGATCAGCTTTTTAAAGAAATTATAGATCACCTTGGATTAAATATAAAATACGCTGCACCAAGATTTGTAATGAAATATGAAAACTTCAGACATGTTGATTTCAAATTGGATTCGCATGAGATGAAAGATTATTATATTTCAGAGCGTATTAAACTATGCGAAGAATTTTTATTAGATTATTTACAAATTAGTAATAAGTTAGAGGTATTAACACCAGATGTTAAAAGATTAATTGACATGAACTTAATGATATGTAAACTTCATGACTTAGCATGGTGTTGTTATTGCTATGAAATAGCTACCTTAGTACTCGAACGTGGAATTTTCATACAAAATTTATTTACTAATTATAATTATCAAGTTCAAGAAATGGAAGAAATTATAAAAGAACTTAATAATAATATTGAGTACTCCCAAAAACAAATGGGATATATTCAATTTCATTGTTTCCAAAATGCGATTGAATATATAGAAAACATTTGCAAAACATTTATTAATGAATACCCTCAAGAGGAATCAACTTTTCAATCAGCACTAAATAACGGTATAGCACATTTAAAAGAAAAGCATAAATAAACAGTAAGGTTCTATCTTACTGTTTATTTATTATATAATGCTTTAATTAAACTTCATGCTTCTAATTTAAAAGCCTCATCCACAATTGCAGAAGAGGCTCTCATTTACCTGTCTTGATATTTTCTTGTCAGCACGTTCTATCATAGATTGTACCGTACTACATGTAATGTTTAAGTATCTAGCAATCTCTCTATACGTTAGGCAATATCCTCGAGACATTAGATAGACTTCTTTCTCTCGCTCCGTTAACAATGATAATGCATCTTCCAATCTAATTTTATCCCATTCACCAATTGCATGTTCTTGCTGATGACCATCCCACTCATATAAGTTATCATCCATGCTACGAAAATACTTTTGCATTAACAACGGATCGCACGTTCTTTCCCTCTGATATGCAGCTAACCTTTCAACCCCTCTACGATTTCCTGGTCTTCTCGCCTTTTTCATCCACTCTAAAGAATAAGAAATGTCACTTATCATATCAGTTAGAATTTTTACATCTTCCTCTTTAGCATCCTTTTGTGCCTCTCTCAATTGTCTTAAAGTCGTGTTATATTGCTTAATCAAATCCTGCATAACCTATCCCCTCCTTATAAACAAAAAAGAACACCGTATATAGACTGTACTTCTCTACATAACAGTGTTCTTTTATTACTTTCATATTTAATTTCTACGCTTCTCTCACCACACAAGTGTATTCCACTTATACAGTCAGAGAAACGGAAAACCGTTCCTCATAGACACAAATCTGTAAGTGTAGCTGATGCTTCTAATTAGTTTGGTAAAGTTCAAGAGAGAAATAAAGTGTTGAGGTGCCCCACGCCTCTTTGAACCGAGGAAAGTATGATTAGCAATTGGACATTCGGAAGGAACATCCTCGGCTCAAAGAGAGGTGTAACCCTCTCTCCCGTTGGTCGGACCCTTACTTACGTTTATTCGTGAGTAAACTATAATTAATTGCCCTAACCCGAGAAATTTAGATAAATCAAGAAACAACATACAGTACCATTTCCGTGGCAGTTCTTATGACACTTTTATAATACAGGGAAATTCATAATATTTTTTATCTATTTTTTATCAAAATAAAAATTATCTATTACTTTAATAAACTTCCTTGGAACACACTCTCAGTTGTTCAATAGCTATCTTTTGTGCATGATCTTCACTATCTATCAAAGAAAACCCTTGATTAATAGAGCTCCAAAACTCATATCCGCAATCTTCCATCCATCTATAAACTTCTGTTGTATACAAACCATCTTTTCGTTTTATTATTTCAGCTTTATATTGCTTACTTGGAGAATATAGTTCTCTCACCACTTGTCCCATGATTTCATTCTCTCCTTAAAACATTTCTACAGTTAATTCAAAAAGAAGCCACCTATTTTTACAGATGGCTCACTCTAATTGATTATAAGCTTGAAATTTCTCACATAATTCTTTTTTCTTCTCTTCAATATCTGCGAGTAAAAATAAACTAACATTCCCAAATTCACATTTTTTTTAAAAGAGCTGTATATATAACAGCTCTTTTCTACCCTCTATCTTGGAGTAGCATTATTAATAAATCCTCGTTCAAACCCATCCTCTTCTTCTACACTAAACCTTTTTACTACATATTTCATATATTTTTCTTTTAGTTCATTTGGGAAATCATTATCTACAATAATAATTTGATGCTTAATTTGTTTGTTTATAAAAGAAATTGACATTTCATCTAAAAACTTATAGATGTTTACATACTTTGAGGGATCATCTAATTGTTCTTTTTTATCTTCATTTACATTTGTATCTTTTTCATCTTTTTTAGTCTTTCCTAAATATTTACCGACGGTATCAAGCATTATTAGACTTGGATAGTGTGTATCAGTGAGAAGACTATTTTTTAAAAGACTAACAATATAACCTATAGATGTAAGTGTCCTAAGCCCACCTGATGTCAAATCACTATATTCCCTACCTCTTACAACAGGTAAAAACTTTTTGTCACTAATACCTATTCCATATGCATTCCTTATTGGAATAAACTCCAAAAATTCTTTAATATATAAGCTGATTTTATCTAATACTGACTCAATCGAAGGCATATTTTCTTTAAGCTTATCTAATTTTTCATTTAATTTCCTTATTTGTTCTCTCAATAACTCTTCTTTTTCATTTAACTCTTTTAATTGATTTCTTATTTTTAAGAAATATTCAATTTTATTTAATCTTTCATTTACTGAAGATAACTCCGAAATATATATATCTCTCTGTTTTATAAAAGGAGACACAAATTCTTTAGAACTAATATCTAACATTTTACTAGCTTGCTGCAAATCTCTTTTTAATTTCTCTATTTTCTCTTCTAAAAAGTAAATCTCTTCTCTAAGGTCTTCATTTATGTTATTTAAACCTTTCAACCTATTCCTAATACTATTAATTTCTCTCTTTAATAACTCTTCATTTGTTTCTATAAACTCTTCTTTCAATTCAATTTCATCAATAAAATTATTACAGAGTGGACACTCTACATTCTGAGTGTTTTTCAAGTAAAGACTGTCCTTAATTTTTAAAGATAATTGTAATTTATTTATATCATTATTATAATCTTTTCTAAGTCTAATATTCTGATTTAACTGCGCTTCTTTATAAGTCTTTTCTTCTACTATTTGATGTAATTCTTGCTCTAAATTTACAACAATATCTCTTAATGCCTCTCTTTCTCCGTTATCTACTCGCATTTCTTTAGTTATATTCTTTATAGCTTTATCTAATAGCAATTTACTTTCCAATAAATTAGTTTTTTCTTCTTGTAAAGCTTCTTCAGTTAATAATTTAGTTTCACGTAAAAATGAAGAGATAATCTGATACTTAGCATTCAAATCTTTTTTTTCTTTAACTTTCTCACTTATCCCATTTTGCAGCTCTGTTATTTGAGTATCAAGAACATTATGTAAAAACTTAAATGTCTCCTTATTTTTTGAAAATAAAGCATAAGTTTGCTGATTTAATATGTGCCTATTCCCAATCTCATCTTGGTCAAAATAACAAAATTTGAAAATATCTCTAAAACTTAACCTCACCATTTCAGAATTTTCTTTAGAAGGCGATTGCTTTACCTTTATAATAGGAATATTAAGGCTAGAGAGAAGAAAATCTGAAAAATACCCAGATGGTCCCTCCGTCCCATAATTAGGTGCGTATTCTTCTGGAAACACTTTATCCATATCCTCAATAACTGTAGGGTAAACTTCTATATTACTTTTAGTATCAAAAATATCCCTTTTAAAAGTATAAGCTTTTCCATTCAAATTCACTTGCAATAAACCATATCTACCATGCTGCTCAATTTCATCATACAAATAAATCTTTTTTGCACCTAATAAATAATCTATTAAATTTAATATACTTGATTTCCCGGTATCAGAATCACCATAAATTATATTTATACCTTCATCAAAGTTAACTGTATATTGTTTTTCTTTCCCTACCAAAACTAATTTTTCAATAATTAAAACTGGAGATTTATTTTTCATTTCTACACTCCTTCTATTAAGGGAGTAATTATTTTTTTTAATTCATTATTGCTAACAGATCTCAAAACTTTTAAACCTTCACAGAACAACCCAATTTCATCAGTATATTCCGATGAAATTTCTTTAACACATTCTTTACCGCTATCTGTTATTACAAAATATAATTCTTTCTTTATCTTTTCAATCTTTATAAAATCGAATTGAATTAATTTTATTAAAATTAATCTCACAGATGATAAATTATTTAATGCATTTCGATCTGGAAATAAAGATTCAATACTCCCTATATATTCTTGGTTAAACTGGATATTTTCATCTCTTTTTTGCATCTCGATTACTAACTTTAAAATGTGAGGATATTTTATTAAAAATTCAAAAATCGCTATTTTTTCAAGATTAAGAATTGGATTACCTTTACTCGAGTATGATAATTTCTCAATTACTATTAGTAATCTAGCTAATCGAAAATTCAAATCCATCTCGGGTATAATAAACGGAATTCGATTACTCATTAGCATCTCTAGCCCTTCTGAATTCATTAATATCCTTTATAGAATGTTCTTTGGCCCACCAAATTTCACTATCAAAATCATTGGCTATCTGATGTAACATTCCCATTTTCTTTTTCACATTTATAAGTGGGATAGAGGTTTTTAAGAAATCCTTATGTTTTTCAAGAATTTGTTCATAAATTATCGCAATAAGTTGATTACTACTTTCTATATCGCCCTCTGATAGTTTCCAAAAATTTATTGTATACAACGTTTCTATATTTTCATAAAGTTCTTCTAATTCACTTAAACTATATCCAGCACTTATTACTGCCTTTTTCATATATTCAGCACTAAAAAAGTTTTGTTTTGCTCCTAAAACTAATTTCTGATTCACCTCTGCAATTAAAAGTTTTAAAACAAATAGCTCATCATCTAATTCTCCATCATCATTAAACTTTCTAGGTTTCATATTTTCAGCATATTGTATTTCACGTATGAATTTTTCTATTTTTTGTTTTACTCCACGATATACAATACTATTTTTCGAATCCGGTTTTGAAATGGAAAAATGATCATTATTACAAGCAATTTTATGTTGTCTATCCACTTGATAAGCTATCGCACTTGTTTCATTTACAATATTATCAAACTGGCCATAAAAATATATCGTTTTGGGTACAGCCTCTTTTTGTTTAATCCAATCGTCATTGATTGTATTAAGAAAGTCACTTAGGGGAGATAAGTCCAATACTTGTGGATTATTCCTTAATAAAGCACTTCCAATTTGCGCCCAATTTGATCCATTATGTGGGACTGCTAAAGATAAAAATAGCTTTACTTTGGTATTTAGCTGTTCTTCTAAATCCTTCAAAATATATGCTTTCGATATTAGCCCCCCCATACTGTGTGCAATTAACACTATATTTTCGTAGTTTGAACAATAAATTTCTATAGAGGATTTAAGAAAATCACTTAACTTTTCTATTTTAATATTCTTTGTAGCATTAGGTGATTTTCCAAATAATTTTCCTATTAATCCAAATGTAGCTTTCGTCTTATTAGCATCAACTAATTTAGTATAATAATTAAAATAGGCTATATCAAAGTTTCTATCTATGACTTCTTCTGTACTTAACATTTCTGCAAATGCATTATCAGAATCTCCCCACGTTTCTTGATCACCTGTAAAGCCATGTATAAATATTATTAAATTTTTTTTATCCCTCTCATTTATAAACTTTATCGGCTCCATTTTCTATCCTCCATAATTTTCTATATCAAAAATAATACCATAATTTAGCACATTACAAACAATAAATCTATAAATTTCATTATTAAGATTCAATTAATTCAAAATAAGTCATCCGGTTATTCAGATGACTTATTTTAATGTAAAAGTTTAATTTTTTAAATTCTAGTTTAAGTGATTGTTTCAAAAAATACTATTGTTCTACCTCAATCCCCAGCTTGTAAGCCAACTCATACAAAGCTTTATTCCTTTTTCTATAATAATCCGGCTGAGACATATTCAATATCCTACACATCTTTATCCAACTAGGCTTCTCTTTCCCTAGATAAGCTAACTCAATAAGTTGCTTATCCCACGCATCCAGCTTCTCTACACCTTTTCGTATTTCTTGAATATAGTTGATTCGTTCTAAAACTGATTTACTCATGCCGATCACTTTACCATCTTGTACACGCTCTATGTCTCTTTCATCTATACTCGATAAAAATAGGTGATACTTTTTCAAAGCTTGAAGCACATTCTTCTTTGTCTGCTCTTTATTAAGAACAGGTAGGGCAATATCCAACATACTCTCACTCCTTCACTATTTTCAAAAATGTATCCAACGGCATAACTACTAACCAAGGTTTTCTATCCGCCTTAATCGCTAATGCATCTGGCTGTTCACGTTCATCCTCTAACCAGTTATATAACGTCTTGAATCCTTCTTTCCTCGCTTTCACTTCCCATTCAAGACCTAAACCCTTCACATCATTTGAATACCCATCCATCGCACCAGAGAGCGGTACACGAGCACCGCCTATCAAACTAGCAAATTCTCTTTCACGTCTCATTCCTTTATCTCTTTGACTTTTTCCCATTTATAAATCTCCATTTCTTTAAAAGGATTATTTTATTAAGTTTTAAACATACCGAAAGCCGAGTGTTCCCAGATGATATAATATAGTCAATTCGAAAAAATTCACTTTATTACCCCCAAAGAAATGAGGTGGCTTTTATGAAAAGCATGAATAAATGGGTACTAGCTATTAGCTACTTTTTCGTTTTAACACTCGTTCTCCATTTATCGTTTAAAATGTTGATTTTAACTGCTATGGATCCTACTGGCTTTCCAACTTCACGATTTCTCATCGGACTGTTAACTTTAGTATGCGGAGGTTGTTTATTAGGTTTTGGAGCTAGAAAATATATTTTTTCCTCTTCAAATATTAAAAGTGAACAATGGAGAGTTGCAGCAAAGTTTACCTTGTTGACGACTCTATCTTGTTTTACTGCAATGCTTATTTTTTATTGGGTTTAACCTTGATTTTTTTACAATATATATTTCTGCCTTTGAATAAAACTTAATATTCCGTTAATAATACAGATACACCAGTCTCCAATTCCCCTGGAGATGAGCAGTTAGCTTTTGCTAGCTGCTCTTTTATTTGTAATCCTGCTAGGCTTCTGTTACTTTCTACTGTCGAAAAACTCGTCTACCCACTTTTCAACTTTTACAACTTCTTCCCTTAATTGCTCTGCCAACTCCGCGATTTCAGCTTGAGCACCTTTTCCTTTCCGCCGCTTATTATAGAAATCTAAAAGCCCCCGTAAATTGACTGTTAAGACTAGGTTAGTTGTAGATGCGTTTGGAAGTACACTGCGAGCATCCTCAGCAGGAATTCCTAATGTTCTAAGCAGATCATAATCACTTTGTAGTTTGCGCATCATCTCATTGTACGCTTTAACTAAATGTCCTCCTTTAGCTTTAACAGTTTCGGGCACTACGTAATCAAAGCCACCTATCTTATCATTACTTCCCATGCGTACATACCTTTGAGATTGGACTGAGTAACTGAATCCTACACGGTGACGAGTTAACTGTGTAAGTAATGCTCTGCTAACTCCTTCTACTGCGAAGGTGTATGTTAGATGTTCCAGTGTTGAAGTATGACCCGAACCTACAATATGTCTAATGAGCCGATCCACTTCTTTTCCACCTTTTCCATCAGTTGCTTTTCCTTTGAAATACTTCTCTCCCTCTAAAGCTACAATCCTACTAGGTTTATTTGGCGAGTAGCACGTACGAATTGCTGATAAGGCTATCACTTGTCCATGAGTAGGATCAAACCCTTCCACTCCAACACCGGATACAAGAGATAAATAATTAACAAATTCCTCAGATAATTGCGTATGTGCTAGTAGCTTTACATCCATATTTTTGAATCCTCCATTTCTTAATAAATTTGTAACCTTGTTAGACAAGTTTTTATATACTGTAATTAGTCCTTTCTTATAAATTAAGCTCGTCACTTGAATTATAAAAATGGGTTTATATCCTATAACCTTTTCAGGAATCATCCATACTTTATTTCTGAAAAAGTGCTTTGTTTTAATGAAAGGTGGTTGCGGAAACAACCGCCTTTTATTTATGATTAAATGAATCTTTTATAATACCCCTTCAACCTTTGCTATCGCCTCAAATATAGGATAAATCTGTTGCGGGACCACTGCATTGCCCAAGAATCTCAATCTATCTTCGTCCAATCTTGTGGCAGTCCCATCATCCATTCCACAAACTGCGGGTTTATTTTCTTCCCAATATGTTTCGGAAAGTGTTCCCCGATTGATCCCGGTAGTGTTTTCCCATGTTTCCCATTTGCTTCTGAAGGGCATAACTCTCGGATCGGTTTGTAATTTTGACTTGTTGTTGGAGTGGCCAACAATAAATGTCCGGTATCTTTGATGTGGCGCCCCGACACTGACAGCCGGAAATACGAACGTCCTTGTCGAGTAGTTTTCTTCTTCCAAGTCGGAGAGCACGGTGCCCAAGCCCATCGTGACGTGTCCAGCAACATTTTCTCCAACAAACCAAGTGGGTCGGAGTTCTTTAATAAGTCGCAAGACTTCTGGCCATAACCATCTTTCGTCTTCTGCACCTCTTCGCTTCCCAACAAGACTTTCCCCCTGACAGGGATATCCTGCTGAAACAACTCCAATTGAATCAACGTCAACACCTCCATCTATTAATGATTGTTTCGTAAGTTTATATAAATCCGGGAAAATAGGAATGTTAGGATAGTTCTTTCTAAGTACACTTTGATTGAACCCTTCTATTTCGCAAAAGGCTGCTGTTTCAATTCCAGCCCAATCCGCTGCCATGCTTATTCCTGCTATTCCCGAACACAGATCTAACATTTTCATTTCCTATTCCCCTTTGTTTTAAAATAGCGTTTTTGTTGAAATTCAACTTCAATTCACTTTGATTATGGTATAATCTGTATAATTCATTTTTTCAAGAAAGGCTAAAACAATGAGAAAATACTTTGGTTTCATTTCAATGTTTTTAACTGCATTCTTATTTTTCGGTTCATTTTCTAGATATGTACACTTTGGTTCTTTAACTGGTATTTTTATACTATCTATCTCAATTGTTTTAGCTATTCTTGCTCCGAAAGGAGATACAGCGAAAAAAATCACTTTTGCTATTTTAATAATTTTAGGTATTTTAATTGCTTGCGCACTAATTATTGGTGCTATTATTGGTGCGGGAATGGCTGAATCGCAACTACAACATTTGAAATAATTCTTTTTCTCTCAAATAAGGATTTTGTTCTAAATACAATTGTTGATATTTTCATTTTCCATTCCCCCTTTGTTCATAATTTTGTAAAACATATACACAAGTTTGTATGTTAAACTAAACTCATTCGAAGAAGTCATTCGTTATTAATTGAATCAATGATTCTTAATATCCCATCCCCCGCCCTAGCCCCCCTGCTAGGGCTTTTTTATTGTTCAAATAACTATTTTATTCCATTTTGATTTATCATTTATCCATTCAATGTATAATGAACTAAATACTTTAAGAAACGAGGTTACTGCTTTGAATCATAACGAAATAAAAGAAATCATTATTACATTACTAAAACCAATCGTGAAAAACTTAGTTGACGGTAATCTTTCTATACTATCGGCTAATGGCCAAATAGAGCCTGAATTAACAGAACAAGATATTCTAGAAGAAATAAACTTTTACCCAGGCACTATGACTCTTCCACCAGATAATGCTTATCATAATTGGGATGAAACTATACATCTCTTCGAAAAAGATAAACCAATCAAAATCAAAAACCTGAAACTTACCTACCATCTTGATTTTGATTTGTTTTTTGATAATGAACTAAGCGACTTAACTCTTCAATGCAATATTTATGAAGATAATCATTCAAACTTATCTATCAAAATCGAAAATCTCCACGTACTTTAATAATTACAGAGCAGCTATTAATAGTTGCTTTTTTATTTAAAATAACGCTTTTATTTAGTTTTCTTCCTCTACAGGCTACATTGCTTCTAATTGAACTGACATAACTACATAATGTTGTTCATTACATTTTTTACAAAAACCATGATAATGTTCATCGTTAACGTTCCCTTTTGCACGCACCTCTGTACGGTTAAAAGAATCGCAATGTTTGCAATACCACTTCACTATTATTGTTTCAATCATTTAAATCTCTCCATTTCTTAATAAAATTCAAATTTGATTAATATCCGTTATCCTGTCTCTCAAAGTTTTCCGCATTCTTCTCCTTATACGAATCAATGACGTCCTCATAAGTAAATCCATACAAATAGCAAATACGAAAGAAAATGCCAAACGCTCTTCTCAAATGCCCCATCGTTGTGGTTAAATCTCTGTACTGACACCATGCCCTTTTTGCAGTCAACACATCTTGCATGTACCATTCGAACAGCATATTTACATTACTTGTATCTTTTCTCATAATCGATTGCATACTGAATGATGGAATAAGTTCATGTCTCCATGTACATTTATCTAATTCAATTACTATATTCATAAGAAAATGGAGACCATCGATTAACTCTTCTAATAGTCCATTCTTTGGAACTCCAAATCCTGTACTCCACATCTTAAATGCTCGAGTTTCGTTCCATGCTTCACTGATTTCCACCAGTAATGCACGAAACAACATATCCATTTTGTCATTTCCTTTATATCCAATTCGTTTATCCAGTTCTTTTTGCATTTCAAATAGTTCCGTAATATCAAAGTTTTGTTTCTTCTCTTCAGATGTAATCGTGTGTAACTGAATCATTATAAGTTCACTCCAAGTTTGTATTTTAGTAAGAATATAGTCACACTGATTAAAAGCCAGCTGACTAAAATGATCGCCATTTCCTTTTTAAAGCTCACTCTTCTCCCTCCAACATTTCCACTAACTCCTCAAACGAGCATTCGAACAAATCTCGAAGCCCGTCCTTGGATTTATAAATACCTCTATCAATCAGTTGATCTATGATGTGTTGATGCAAAATTACCCCACCATGTCCTCGACACAAAATTGTAATTCCATACTTTTTGCGGGAAAGTAATTTACTGGAGCATCTTTCTCATTAATTGCTACACAGCCTAAAACACCCTCAAATTTATTATCTTCAGTCTGAACAATTACTTTATGTAGGACGTCTTCACGTTCACAAATATCACCTAATTTAAACTCGTCCATTTTACGATTCTTCTTATAAAACATCATGAAACGCTCAAACTCTTGTAGTTCTTTATCTGTTGCTTTTCGAAATGTGCTCTCTTGATGTTTTTTGAAGAAACATCCATTTTCATAAAAACGATAGTCACCGACTTTTAGCCCCATTATTAAGTAATACTTTTCTTGTGTTTCTTCTTTTAAAATCCCATACCATTTATCACTTAAACTTTCTATTACAAACATTTCGCCTTCTTCTAAATTCAATGGTTCTATATAATCCACAAACTCATGTTCAAAAAAGAAATTCATACTAATCGCTGATGGTACAATACGCTGACTACTTATTCCCAAAACCTCATGCTTACCTTCTTTTAATGTGTGTGCAAAAAAATCATTCTTTTCTGTAATCCAATTCGTTTTCATTCTTTCAATCGCTTCAAATCCTGTATATGTTTTCATTCTTTTCCCTTCGCTTTCTTTAACATTTCTTCAATCCGTTTTCCCGTTATATTTTTATAGTCCTCACATGACCATTCAGCGTTATTTGTCGGAGATGGTGTAAATACCATCCCCCAACTACTAACGCTTGAAATATGGATATTAGGACGAATTACAGTAATGGTCATATTAGTTCGTCTCCCTTTTAAAAAGGTAATTTTCTTTTCCGCTTATCTCTTGTAAACTTAAACTCAATATGCCTGTATGTATTGAACATACGTGACGTAATACGTTCGTCGTAAGCTTTCATCACAGCTTCACCTGTTAGATTTGTTGTGACGATTGTTTTCTTTCCTTGTCTTCCATCAAAGACTTTAAACAGGACACGATTCACGAATGCAGTTGCCTTTGGATCCGCTGCATCCATATCACCTAGTTCCGCACCTAAGTCATCAATCACTAATAAATCTGCACTAACTAGTAAATTAACAATGCTATGCTCAGACTCCTCAGATTGCCCATTGAACGTAGAACGTATATAGTCAAATAGTTCTGATACAGAAACATAAAGAACCGTCCCTGTGCTATTCTCATTCATTTCATGAGCAATTGAATAGGCAAGATGACTTTTACCAGCACCCACTTTTCCAACTAGAATTAAATTAAACCTCACATCATTCAAGTAATCCTCAAGTGCTCGTTTTGCTAAGGTGTAATTCTTTTCATCCTCTTCACAGTCAGATTTAAAAGTTGAGAATCTAGCAAGTTTAATTGTTTCATCTTTAATCAAGCTCTTATCGTAAAACATACTTTTACGTTTTCTCTGTTCCTTCTCATCTCGAAATACATTCATTTCAGCTTCTAACTTTTGATTGTCTTCTGCCAACTTACATACCGGACAAACTACTTCATCATTTATCTTCATGAATCTAACAGTACGTTTACGTTCTTTTTTACAAACCTCACATGTATCAGAAAGGAAGATCATCTTCTTCGAAAGGGTCTTTGCTATATCTGTTACCTTTATTAGAGCCATGTTTTCCTTCCACCTTTCCTTGTTGTAAATAGCTTTCAAACTTTGTACCAAATAATGTTTCTGGTCTTAGGTACTTTGCTTGTTCCGCCCTTAGCCATTCTCTAGCTTTTGTATCAATCACAGTTTTAAAGTCATCCACAGTGAATCCTTCTACTAATCTAGTTTTAATCAATGTTTGTGTTTTCTTTGATGTTAAACGGTAACTACTACCACACACGTCGTTGAGATAGTTTACTATCTCGACTATATATTCTTTAATCTCTGATGTAGTCTCTGTGTTAGTCTCTGGTATTGGTTTACCCAAATTGGGTACATCCATTTGCCCATTTTGGGTAGACCGTCTACCCAAGTTGGGTACATCGTTTGTGGATTCTAACAAACGGAGTTTTTCATAATTAATGGAATACCATTTCGTCTTATCAAACTTAGCTCGATTATAATTGCCTATAACAAGAAGCTGTTCATCTTCTAAATTCTTTACAATACGTCTAATGGTGTTCTCACTCCAAAACGGAAATTGTTTAACCCATTCTGCCACACTGTTATATACCCAGTTTCTTTCATCATAAAAATGCTTAGATCTATTTAGCCAATAATGTATCTGTTGTAGAAATATCGCCTCATTTAAACCAATTCTGCTTGCCAGTCCTGGAAGAACAAGTAATGGTTCTTCATGAATTAATAAATTACTCATCTCTTCACCTTCCTCATAACAACTTCATAGTAGAATCCACGGTCACGATCCATCACAAGGCAACCTTTAAGCAGATGAGGATTTTCATCATTTCTATGTTTAATTGTTTCTAACACCTTTCGAATAGGAAATAAATAATCAAACCCTTCATTCTCTAAACGACGACAGCGCTTAAGTAATTCAGATAACCTTTTATCACGCAAATATCGAGTTCCTAGATTTCTATTCAAAGCTAGTGGCATTGATCCATCTCTTACTACCGTTTTCATTTCAGTCACCCACCTATTGTGCTTACTGTTGCTTTTCTTTCGCTTCGTTCTTTTCAGCTTTAGATAGTGCTCGTTCTATTGACCAACCTCTATACAGCCTTGTTCGAACAGTTGCATAAGGTATTCCTAGAATTTCACATGCCTTTGTTATCGGCAATTTTTCTCCATTTATTTCTACAAGACGATTGCTCCTTCTGTTTAACGCCTGTTCTTGAGGCGTAGCCCATCTACAATTCTCTTTGGAATACCCTAAATTGTTGTCAATTCTATCTATAGAAAGTGAATCAGAATAGCCATCTTTCATATCCTCATAAAAGTTAAGGAATTCTTTCCATCTATTGCACACAGAGATGCCTCTACCACCGTATCTGTTATAATTAGAAGCATTTTCATCTGTACATCTTTGAACCATAGAGGCCCAAATGGTATAAATCCTTGTATATCTGAGATTGTGTTTTACTGAATTATATTTCCGAAGACATCCACAACTTCGGGTTTTTCTAAGGATCAAACAACTTTTACAAACAACCTTTTCATTTCCACATTCACATCTGCAAAGGATAGTTCTTGGTTTCGAATGTCCTCCCTTAAATTCTTTAATAGCGATCAACTTTCCAAACTTTTTACCGACTACATTATTTTCTTTCATTGTTTTTGCCTCCTAACATATTTTTATAGCCTCCTAGAATGGCATACTGCCATACGGTTTATTAGTTAATATGGTAATCACATAATCTATATCTAACTTTCTACAAGTATCTGCTTCCTGTGCGGATATAAGTTTCAAGCTACTTACAGCCTTTTCAACCTGCTTTTGTAGTAATTGATTTTCTATTGGCTCTTCCACGTATTCACCCCATGTGATATACTGACTTCAGATTTGTTTTTAAATGGAACCCATTGCCGTGGGTTTCTTTTTATTTACATAAAACCTTTTGAATAACATCCTCTTTAATGCCAACCTCTCGCATACGCTCTACAACATGCTGAACTCTATTATTTTCTTTCTTTTTAAATATCAATTCCTTTAATTGCTTATCACACTCTTTGGCCTTTTCTCCACATACCTCATACTCTTTACAAGTCTCATAGAATTCTTTTGTTTTACCCTCCACATTTTTCTTACTTGCAATACGAGTTAACAAAAATTGATTCTTTATGTAGTTCTCCTTCTTATTACGTAATGATTTCGCTAACTCAGCATCCTCGGGTAGCACCAAATTTTCAATCCCCACTAGATTCACCTGCCTTTTTAAAAAGAGCATTTAAACATACAAACCTATTCTCAATTAATCGACGCTGCTTTTTATTTGGTAATTTATAATGAGCTAGTAGTCTAAGATAATCTGATACTTTTACATTGTTGTAATCAATTGTAAACATCATTAATCCATCCTTTCCTCTGCCCATTCAACTAAAAATGCTTGTACTTGTTTTGCTGGGAAATACCATTTCTTACCCACTTTGAATTTTGGGAACCTTGGGTCAAAGAAGAACTGATCCTGAATTGTATTCCACGACATACATACACGTTTTTTAAGTTCCTTAGTATCCCAAAATGCTAACTCAGCATCGTACTCTTTAACCTTCTTTTGAATTTCTTCCACACATAATTCCTTCACAACATTTTCGTCTATTTGAACATTGAACATAATTATTCCCTCCTTATTTTTAAAACATTGGTCTCCAACTGTTTATAAAATGCAATCATTTTCCATGAAGAATTACTGAGAACGCAATTTTGCGTTTTCTAAAATCTTTCAAATCATTGGCCTCCAGCCATTTACAAAATTCAAAGCTTCCTCGAAATCCTTCTTCAAAATATCGCGGTAACTATTCACATTGAATGCATCTTTCAAATTACGTCCTAATAATCCGAATAGCTTGCGAGTAGAATCATGTACTTGTCTATCTACATGACCGTTCTCCCATAAAAAATAAATCCGTTTAGCTTTCGTTTTTTCAATTACTCTTTGTTGTCCGTAATCTACAGTTAATTGCTTTTCAACTACCTGCTCTAATGAAGAAACTCTTTTATTTAAGTTACTAGTTCCTGCTGCTATCAACTCGATTTGTCCAAATGTATCCCCAGGAATTCGCATCCTTTTTTCAATGTGTTCTTTCATTCTTTTAAACTCTCGTAAAAACTCTACTTTCATTTTCATTGCCTCTAGAGTCACATAGGACATTGCAACAATTGCAAATGCATCTTCTGTTAATAGGTATTTTTTATACCATTGTTTGTTTTGAGGATGTTGGTAATGGGTCTGCCCAAAGTTGGACTCACCCCAGGTTAGCTCTCCTGCTTCTTTTAATTTCTCTAGCTGTACTTCAATATCACGTACAACATGTTTATGTTCTTTCTCAAACATTTTAGCGATTGTCAAACTATCAGTTACTACCTGCCCATCATTTTCAAAAACTAAAGTATTATGCACCATTTCATTCACTACTGATAATTGATTCATGATAAACCTTCTCTCCATTACCTTTTGGCAATACATCAACAAAAATAAAAAACTTGCAAAAATCCTCACTATTAAAAGCCTTTAAAAGTTGGGCTATAAAGCTATTTCCAGGTTGCCTATCCCCATTAAATACTCGATAAACCGTTGGGGGTGAAACCTCCATACGCTTTGCTAAATCGTAGTTTGACCAGCCTCTTAATTCCATCTCTTTTAGGACCGAATCTTTCTTCAAAGCAATTCTCATTTTTATCACCTCTCAGTTGCCTTATGGCAATATTAACACCGGTGTTGCCAAAAAGCAACGCTTTTTATGTAACAAATAAATTTATTACCTTGTGGCAATAGCCAAAAGGCAATATACTTTAAATTACATTGGAGGGATAGCTATGAATAATACTTTTGGTGAAAAATTAAAGGAGCTACGGGTAAACAAAGGATTAACAGTTAATCAACTTGCCCTTTACTCGGATGTTAGCTCCTCTCAAATATCTCGTATTGAAAATGGAAAGCGAGGAATTCCGAAACCTGAGACAATAAAAAAACTTGCAGAAGCTCTTCAAGTACACTACGAAGAACTTATGGAAGCTGCTGGTTATGTTGAGAAGAATAATGAGACTACTCCAAAACCAATACCTCCTTTATCCGAAAAGGATGAATTAGATATCGCCAAACGAATGGATGAAATAAAAAAGGATCTTCAAAATCAGGATGGCCTAATGTTCTCCGGTGAGCCTATGAGTGAAGAAGCCGTAGAATCTTTATTAGATGCAATGGAATACATCGTGAAACAAACTAAAGTAATCAATAAAAAATACGTTCCTAAGAAATATCGTAATACCGACGATAACTGATGCGAGCTTAGGAGGGAAAACATTGAAATTCGTCATAAGAGATCTAGTCCAACAACTTTGCACAAAATACAACACGAATAACCCCTATGAACTTGCAGATTGTTTAAAAATAAATGTACTAACCTGGGAATTACATGAAGAAATAAACGGATTTTATAAATACGAAAAAAGAAATCGTTTCATTGTTATTAATAGTCATTTGTCTCCATCCATGCAAAGAACTGTTTGTGCGCATGAGTTAGGACATGCAATCCTACACACTCATGCAAACACACCTTTTCTGCGTAAGAATACATTCTTTTCAGTTGATAAATTAGAGATAGAAGCAAATACGTTTGCTGCGCTTTTGTTAATTGATAAAAAGACCATTCAACCTGGTGATACAAAAGCATGTATAGCATACAAAAATAATATTCCAATTGAACTGTTAGAATTTTATAAGCCTTACTAAAAGGAGGTGAGACATTTTGATTATCGATTTAAACGCTGAACGAGAAAAACGAAAGAAATCCATCGTTAAACAAGAAGAAATGATAAAGATACCTATCGTTACAAAAATCTATACAGTAGATGATGAAATAAAATATGAAGTTTCGGGTTATCCCGTGAAGTGGTTAGATGCGTAATCTGGCCACTTTACAATTATAAGGAAAGAGGGAATGTTATAATGGCTAGCTTCAGAAAATTCGGAGATGTTTGGGAATTCCGAGTAAGATTTAAAGACCCTTATACTCAAAAATACAAAGAAAAATCAAAACGTGGATTCAAGACGAAAAAAGAAGCACAACTTGCGGCTGCTGAAGAAGAGAAAAAATTATTAAACGGTTTAGAAGTTGAAATTACTCCTACTTCGTTAAAACATTACCTTAGAGACTGGTTAAAATTATTTAAGCAAGACAATGTAAGGAAAAACACTTTTATCTTGCATGAACGTAACATCGAAAAACATCTTATCCCCTACTTTCAAAACATGAACCTAAAAGAACTCAAACCAATGATGTATCAAAAATTTATTAACTCCTTAACTGATCAGGGGTACAGTAAACGAACTGTTCAAATTATCCACGGCACAATGAACAATGCTATGAAAAAGGCTGTTAGCTTAAAAAAAATCGAAAACAATCCTTGTGAAGAAGTAGTTATTTCAAATAAGAACAACAAAGAAAGAGAAGGGCTAAAATACATGCGTAGTGAAGACATTCCCCTTTTCTTAAAGGCTTCTTATCAATACAACTATATTTATTACATCTTTTTCAAGGCACTCCTGAATACTGGTATGCGTAAAGGTGAAGCTGCTGCTTTACAATGGAAAGACATAAATTTAAAAGAACATACGATAACTATTTCTAGAACATTGGATTTTACAGCTAAAACAAAAGAAGAATTATTTGGAGATACAAAAACATTTACTTCTAAACGTACTATCATGATTCCTAAAACATTAGTCGATGAATTGCTAGCACATAAAAAATGGCAAAATGCTAATAAGCTTGTTTTACAAGATGCATATGAACATGAATTAGATTTAGTCTTTTCAAGAGTAGATGGAAATTTCTTGCCGAAGTCAACATTATTCAATGCATTCTCACGCATACTTAAGAAAGCAAATTTACCTAAATTAGAAATCCATTCATTACGACACACCCACGCGGTTCTTTTATTAGAGTCTGGTGCAAGTATGAAATACATTCAAGATCGACTAGGACATAAGAGTATAGAAATCACTGCTAACGTTTATTCTCATATTAGCGACAAAATTAATAAGGATTCTATTTCGGGGTTTGAAGCTTATATGAATAATGTATTGGGGTAA